CTGCGCTAATGCGGAACGTAGGGCAGTGGCGGCTTTCTCACATTCTTTTGTCATTGATGGCGACCATACTGTGCTTGCTGTGTATGTCGTAGCTTCTTCCAAAGCCTCCAACGCCATCTGCATGGCTGCTCGTTGTTGTTCGTTCATAGTTCAATCCTTTCTGCATTAAGCACAGCGGCACAGGCATCAAAACCTTCCAGCCACTCAACAACTTCGTCTGGATGTCTTGCTTGTTCACACGCCCAGATTAGACGCTTTCCTTCTGCCTCTGCTACTAGGGCGGCGAAGCGTTCAAGCATTTCAATTTCCTTTGTCAGTCCGATGAATCCGACTTCCCGTGCCATGCGGATGATTTCGTCTTGTGTCATTTCAATAGATCCACTTGGTTGATGTGTACTGACAGTCTGCCACCGCCGTTCCATGTGACCATGTAGAACGGGTATTTATATTCATAGCAGCCATCTGCGATCTTGTTGCCAGCTCTGTCTGTCGAGTAGACATAGAAGTTCTTGGGTATTTCTGCGCCAGACTTAACATAAACGCACTTGGAATAGGTGAAGAAGATCGTCCCACCAAGTTTGTTATTCATGTAAGCCATCTCGTTATCAGCGACTGCGTTGAGCGATGCTGCTGTAAGAGCTACTGCGATTATTCGTTTCATTTGCAATGCCTCCAGTTTGATTTACTTGTTTCCCATCGGGCATCTGCCCTTATTCTTTTTAATGCTGAGTAAGCATCTGCGTCTTTCTTTGCGCCAACTTCCTCTTTCTTCTCTGCCTGTTGTTTCTTTCCATCAATCGGGTTAAGCAGCGTCTGCATCTTGGTTGCTTTGAGAAGCTTAAGCAGTGCGTCTATCTCAAGGTTGCCGTCCCACAATGCATTACTTAACATCGGCAGATAGCCTGCGATGAATCTTGTAACGCAGGTATGCCACTGGTGTTTTCTTCTTGGTGTTCGCAGTAGTTCATTCATGACATCAAAAGAATCGATCTTGTTCATGTCCATGAAAGACTTAACGCATGTGCGAATAGATGCCTTCGGATATTCATACCAACCTTTCACAAGGTGTGCATCCCATGCATCCTGCAGGTACTCCATGTGAGCCTGCCGTAACTCTTCTGCAATGTCCATCTGTAAGCCTCCTGTACTGTTATTTTTAATTCTTCCACCCATAGACCCCCCTACCCCATAGGGTAGAGAGGAGAAAGGTGTTCCACCCCCGATAAACGGGTTCGTCATGATAGCGTTAGCCATCCCCTCGGCCTGACGATACGACCAGCCGCACGGATTATTCGGGAACTGCCCCCTAGCCTTTCGGCATACCGTGTAACCCTTTACTCCCACGCCATCAGGTTGAATGCTTACTATCGTGTGGGGTACGGACGGATTGAGGCAAATAAAAAACCGCTTAAGTGGAAACCCTGTGTGAGAAGAGGGCGTTCAGATAAATATGCTTGCTGATACTTATCAAAACGTCCAACAGGATTCCCGCTTAAGCGGTCATTCGTTCGGTTCTCACTCCGACAAGAAGCAGTGTAGTTCTGCGTTTTGAGGAAGTCAAGAACTTTTTAGGGGTGGGCTGGCGTTGACAGTTTTCCCGACTGCAACCTTTTCTCCACAGAATTGATTGAAGCCAGCCCATTGAAGAGGGAGGGGGCTACCAAATCCATTCCGGTTAAGAATGAATACCCCCATTGGGTGGGGCAGCTAGTTCGCTCAAAAACTATAAACGAGTGTAGTCCCTTTCGGTTATACAACGTTGGCGCTGCCCCGTAGGTGGGTACTCGCTGCGTCTGGCCGATAGTGCCAACCGGAGTCCCCCAGTCAGCTTCTCAACACAGCATCCGCTTTCCCCGCTGATGATTATACGAACGTTCCTACTTTAGTGCAACCTTTAAATCAATGTCTATCAATGCCGGTAAATGGTGATACAATCCGTTCGCACTCTCCGAATTAAGCCTCCGAAGTGTGTCCCCCTAGATAGGGCAGTTCAGTCGAGCTGCCCTATTTTTTTTACTTCGATTGTGCAACGCGGATTTTCCTTGTCCAGATGCCAATAGCAATGGCGTTCTTTTACCTGCCTGTCGTTCATATAGGCCACACCCTGCAGCAGATCAAGGATCAATGACTCATCAAGATCAGGACGGCGAGACGCGTACCAGATATGCAGCGTTACACACACGTCATCCACGAATGGTTCGTGTCCAAGTTCTTTCGTTTGCTCAATGAATCCCTTGCTGTAGTCCAGTGCTTTCTTCGACTTGATGAACATGGAACGCCCACCGATACGCACTGCACGGCGACTGTTTGCCTTACTCGCAGGCTCGCCATAGACGGTCAATGAAATAGTTTGTGATTGTGCTTGCATTGCGAATCCTATAGTGCTATAGTGGTTACTCCAATACGGAGGCTTAGTATGAAAATCACCAACAAGTTCGGAGTTCCCGAGACCATTGTTGCCCTTGCTAATCGCGACAGCTACAGCAAAGGCAAGTCTGATTTCTCGGTTACTGAAATCATTTCACCACCACGCATCCAGCTTCTGCGCCGTAAGCATTACGCTCAGATGGAGACCGATGTATCTGATCTTCTCTGGTCGATGATGGGTACTGCCCTGCACGTTGTAGCAGAACGTTCGCAGGTTGACAACCATACGAACGAAGAACGTCTGTTTCTTGAGATCGATGGCGTCGTCCTGTCTGGTGCTATCGACCTGCAGTACGAGGAAGATGGCTGCGTACAGATCACCGACTACAAGTTCACGTCTGCTTGGTCTGTCATGAATGACAAGCCTGAGTGGGAGATCCAGCAGAACATCTATGCTTGGATGGTCAGCAAGGTTAAGGGCAAGCATGTTAATAGCGTTCGCATCTGCGCGTTGATCCGTGATTGGAATCGCCGTGAAGCGCAGCGCAAACAGGACTACCCACAAGCCCCGATCCAGATCGTTAACCTGCGTCTGTGGACGCCTGAAGAGACTGAGGAATATGTTCGCAGTCGCCTTGAGCTGCACCGCGTTGCCAAGGTTCTTAGTGATTGGGGTGACGAGCTGCCTGAGTGTACCGAGGAAGACAAGTGGATTCGGGAAACCAAGTATGCAGTCAAGAAGGCAGGCCGTAAGACTGCCGTTCGGGTGTTCGACTCAGAGGCAGAGGCCAAAGAGTTTATGAACGGCATGATTGAGAAGGACAAAGGATTTATTGAAGTCCGCAAGGGCGAGCCAGTACGTTGTACCGGCAACTTCTGCGGCGTTAACCAGTGGTGCAGTCAGTACCAAACTTACCTTAAGGAGCAAGAAAATGTCGGTATACAAGAAGCTGAGTGAAGCCCGTGTGGCATTCCTGAAAGCGCCAGTCAAGAAGTCTGGCAAGAACAAGTTCGCAGGCTACGAGTACTTTGAGCTTGGCGACTTCATCCCAACAGTTCTTGGCATCCTTGATGGCCACGGCCTGTGCGGCATCGTCCACTTCGACAAGGAGATGGGCTATCTGGATATCGTTGACAGCGAGAGCGGCGAGAAGGTTTCGTTCACCACGCCAATGGTGTTCGCATCCAATCCAAAAGGTCAGGCTATTCAAGACCTCGGTTCGACACACACATACATTCGCCGTTATCTGTGGCTGATGGCTATGGAAATTGTCGAGCATGACGCAGTTGATAACCAAGCCCCTAGTGAAACCCCTAAGCCTGCAGTTCCAGCCGCTCCTGCGCCCACGGCGCAAGCCGTAGAGCCATCTGTAGCTGAAGTTCTTCAGCCATCTTCAATGGAGCAGGAGTTCCTTGTTGAGAAGCTGACCGAACTAGCCACTGTCATGCAGACAGAGAAAGAACTTACCGACCTGTGGAAGGCTAACCAGAAGCAGATCGATGGTCTCAAGACTAGCAACACCAAGCTGTTCAGTACCCTCAAGGCAAACTTTGCCGAAATCAAGTCCAACATCAAAGGAGCATAAGCATGAACTACGACAAGCCATATCAACCACGTCCTAACTCTGGCTCACTGTTTGCCAAGAAGTCGAAGGCCAAGCCAACATCGCCAGATTACTTCGGTGACATCCTGATCAAGGTGTCTGACTATCAGATCATCAACGGAGAGATAAAGGTCAGCCTGTCTGGCTGGAAGAAGGTCTCTGCTACAGGCAAACAGTTCCTGTCGCTGGCAGCGTCAGCTCCTCGCGATGAGCAGATTCCGCAGAACAACTACAACCAGCCGTCGCCGGTTGATGACGATTCGTGTCCGTTCTAATCATGATCGACAGAGACAAACTTGAGTACTTCACGATGGCCGCGTGGTTGCGCGGCTACGCTGAAGGGAACGACCAGAACGACATGGTTTCACCAGCTATCACCAAGAAGATTAAACGGGCTGCTGAAATGCTGGATTTTGTTTTTAACAATGAAGTAAATCACGGAGGTTCAGATGACACTCAGCAAGAATGGTAAGCGCATGGGACGCCCAGCGGGTTCTAAAAACAAACCCAAAGGCGTTGTGAATGACCGCATTAACAATCAAAGCAAGTTGATCGCAGAACTGAATCGTCAACTGCAGGCCAAGTCGCAGGAATGTTCTATGCAGAACATGTCTGCTGAAATTCTTGCAGAAAAGCTTGATGAGGTTCGGGATTCGAATGATGACCTGCGTCGTCAATTGGCTGAAGCGCAGATCGCTGTTCTGGATGGCGTGGCTGTAATCCGTTATCTGGAAAAGAAGGTCTATGACCTAGTCAAGGCTGAAGCAAAATGAATGCCCTTCAGTTCGAAGCCGTTAAGGTTGCGCTTAAGCAAGACAAGACAGGCTTTGTGCTGACGCTGAATATCCACCCTGACGAAATCCCAGAAGAGCTTCTGCGTGATTTTGTTGGGGCGAGATATGGCGTTGCAATGGTTCGTATCCTTGAAGACGAGTCTGTTGTCGATTACAAGAACCGCGTTAAGCAGGCTGGCATCTTGTGCAAGACAAAGGACTTTCAGGATTGGCTGTTTGTTGACAGCGAAGCTGCTGCAATCAAGAAGCTATACGAGCGTTGCAACATCAGCTCACGCACTGAGCTAAATGGCAACAAAGAAGCAATTGAAAAATACGAGGTAATGATCAATGAATACGAGAGCTGGAAAGAGGCAGGCTCGTTCTAAGGAGAAGCTTCAGGGCGTGATGGTCTACATTCCCGTGGATCTGAATGTTCGCCTGTCGAAGTACTCCGAGGAATGGCGTGTATCGAAGTCAAGCATTGTGCGTGACGGCATTGAGAGTCGCATCTCTCACGGCGTTGAAGACCCGTACATCAAAGGGTTCAACAGCGGTCTGGAAGAAGCTGTTCGCATCTGTAAGGAAATTGCTCTGATGAAGATGATGTATCCATCTGGCACGCCAGTCTGGAAAAACTTTGAAGAGCAGGTAATGGCTGTAAAGAAAGATGTACTGAAGGTTAAGGTTGAGTCTCCTTGGGAGGAATGATGGAAGACAAAGACCTTAGAGACTTCTTTGCCGCTATGGCCATGATTGGTTTGATCATGCGCAATGGCGTGCTGGAGGAGATTGGCGACCTGTCGTACGAACAGGCTGACAAGTTAATGGCAACAAGAAATGGTTTAAACGAAGGTGGCATTGTCGCCATCAAACGCAAGAAGTAAACACAACTGGAGGCTTATCATGAAGGCAATTATTTTTACGATGCTCACAATCATCGCCACTGCAGCTTACGCAAACTGCACCACACAAACGTTCACCGGCCCGAATGGCATGCAGGTCTGCACGACTTGCTGCTACGCAGGCGCTGGCTGCACAACCACTTGTATGTAAGGAGATAGTCATGACTATGGTTGACGTCATTATGGATCTATTCCGCAAGGCAGAGACGCCAAGCGTTGAACTACTGGCTCAGATGGATGGCATGGCTGAGCGTAACGCTGCACGAATTCAAGCTATCAAAGATGAGATGGGTGAGAAATGGATCTTGCACCCAACCCATAAGAAGTCCCGTTTACAAGATCCGCGACCCGTTTAATTGGAGGCTTATATGTCAGTAGATACTTTGGCAGTAAAGAAAGCAATTGCATTGCTTGACGCAGCAAAGGCTCAGTACAAAATCATTATTGAAGATGGTACTGAATTTGGAGAACTGGAGGTGTCCGCAAAAAAGCCGAAGAAGGAGCGCCTGTATCCGTACGGGGCGCTGACAGCTCACTTCGCTCCGTATATAAAAGACTTGCCGATTGGTGGAAAAGCGCAAATTCCGGTCGGGGACTTTGACCTTAAGTCTATTCGCACTGCGCTAACAGGCTATTGCTCGAAGGAATGGGGTAACGAAACTTATCTCTCTTCGATCAACAGAGAGACCAACACGGTAGATATAATTCGATTTTTCTAATAGGAACGATATGACAGAAGAAAAACGCAACAGTGTATTCATTGCCACGCCAATGTATGGTGGCCTGTGCAATGGCCTGTACACAATGGGCATGATGCAAGCATCTCAGGTGTTCGCAACCAACAACACCCTGATGTACTTTGCATTCACGCAGAACGAGTCTTTGATCACCCGTGGTCGCAACTCTCTTGCCAATGATTTTCTTGGCACTGACTGCACCCACCTGATGTTCATCGATGCTGACATTGGCTTCAATCCGAACGATATCATTCACATGATTGCTGCAGACAAAGATATTATCTGCGGCATTTATCCAAAGAAAGAGATCGATTGGTGCCGCGTTAAGGAAGCTGTTGAACATGGCGTTGAAGCTAACGAGCTGCATGATCACACCGGTTCTTTTGTGGTTAACTTTGCCGGCGGCGCTAAGTCGGTAGATGTAAAGCTCAACACCCCGTTTGAGATTGAGAACGGCGGCACAGGCTTCATGCTGATCAAGCGTAGCGTGTTTGAAGGTCTGGCTGACAAGGTGCCAGAGTACAAGAGCGATATGTTCACGGCAGTGCAAGCTGAAGATCCAAACTTCAAGCCGCCAATGATCAAGGAGTTCTTTGCCACCAGCATCTGCGAAGAGTCAGGCAATCGTCTGCTGTCTGAGGATTACCATTTCTGCAAGATCGCCCGTAAGAATGGCATTCAGATATGGGCTGCGCCTTGGGTTCAGCTGACCCACTGCGGCACATACAATTTCTCTGGTCAGCTGGCTAGAGCGGCAGTAAAATAAATTTGGGGGTGATTCATAAAGTGCGTGTTAGTAGCCCTGTAGATGCAAACGCATGCATTCTCCAATCAGCACCCCCTTAGTTGATAGCGCTGATTGGTTCCGGTAGCCAGACGAGGGGCTGGCAATCTACATATCCCCTCAACCCACCCACAGGAGGCTAAATGATTAGACGCAAAACGCACGCAATCATCGCTCAGAGCGTTGATTTACTCAATTCCTTACTTGGGTATTCCCAACATATTCCAGACGCTCCTGTGACGCGTATACATCGTTTAAATGACAAGCCTGCGCCAAAGTCTTCACCGTCCCAGAAAGCCGAGTACCCGAACTACAAGAATGCAGTGCTTGATTTCATACTGCGAAATCCTCGCTGCGGTGCAAAAGAAATTTCTGCTGGCTTAAGTATTCCGCACGCATCGGTTCAGACTATCCTTACGAAAGCAGCCATCAGTAAAGATGTGTTGCGTCAGGCGCTACATGAGAAGCGCGGATGCCGACCAATTTATGTGTACTGGATAGATGATGAAAGACCTAAGTGACGAGAAAATCGCAGAGATTTGGCACCAGTCTGGTGGCCATCTTTATAAGTTCGCTAAGTTACTAAGAGATTACCTATGCCAGTAGAAGACCACGAAGTACATGACAAGGTTCGTATCCAGTCGGATACACCTTATGGATGTCACAGCAGAAAAGAATTTACCAGCGGCTATTACGCGCCGGACAGGATATACCGACCGAACGGGACGTACTACACAGTATTGGCGTTCGTTGAACACACAACATCAAAATCATGCAGAAGCTTTTACCTGTGGGACACAGACCCACGATGCAAGGGTTGCACTGCAGCAAAAGACATTGATTACCAGCTCAGGATGACATCGCTATGACCAGTGGGCTGAGTGTTTACCTTGAGAAATTTACTGTACAATCCGCGCCTCAAAAGGAGGTGCCAGTGAAGAACTTAAAACAAATAGCACAGGCTGCAGTACGCGCACACAAAGAAGGCGACAAGGAATTTCTTAATGAAACTCTGTGTGCAATGGACATCGAACTACAACGACTGAAAGACCGTGAATGCGCAGAACGCATGGAGCGGGAGCAGACGCGCAGTGAAGATTGAACAGTGGTATCGCATACTGCAGGAGCATGGCTGCATCATCTGCGTGATTGAAGGCCGGGGTAAAAGCCCTAGCGATATGCACCACATACTGAAAGCCGGAAGAAGGGTGGATGATTTTCATACCATCCCCCTTTGCTTCCATCATCATCGGTCAGGAATCAATACGCCTGACGTTGTGAGCCGACATCCTTGGCGCAGGGAATTCGAGAAGCGCTACGGATCCGAATGGGATCTATTCGAGCGCCTCAAGGAATCACTGGTTGAGACCCAGCTTCTCAGCGACCTCGACTCCCTTCCGAGCTAAGTTCGCCTTGATGGCCTTGTACTTGTTAATCAGATCACGCTTCTGGTCTGCGGTGATGTTAGTCGCATCCTGAATACGCTTGATCTCATTGTTAAGCTTGGTCATCTCATCGGATATCTTGGCCAGAGGAGCGCGAGCGATCATTGCTTTCTTCTTCTCTGGATCTGCCAAGAAGTCATGGATCTCCTGCGCATTGCCAGTCTTCTTCAGATCATTGAACTCGGTGTAAGCCTGAGTTGCATTGCTCTGCAGATCATAGAAGGTTGCGACAGACCGGTTAACCGTTGGATCAGTCATGAACGAACGGATGAACGGCATGTCTTCCAGATTGCGGGTTGGCTTCTCTTTGCCTGTCACGCCGTTGATCACAGCGTCACCCAGTTCAAACGAGAACGATCCAAGCTGGGCAAAGTAACCGCTCATCAGGTGATCGATCTTCGCAGGCGATAGACCTATTCCATCCAGACCAATGTTGCTCAGCATCTTGGCTGTCTCTGAAGCGCGAGCGCCACGCATTGCCACGGGCTTGCCTTGATCGCCCATGCCTTCGATAGGACGACCAGTGAAGAACGAGTGGTTCGTGATAGTTTCGATGATTGGGTTGAATGCCTGCGGGATTGGATTGCCGCTGGCTGGCAGGTTGTGGATTAGGCCGGTCTTGTACGAGGCCAGTAGTTCTTTACCCGTTGAATCATTATTTAGGTAACGGATGAAAGCTTCAGGCATCGTCTTGAACAGGAAGCCCAATTCGAATGGCACAGGAACAGTGATGAACGACTTCTTGGTTGGATCAGTCGAAGACGGAACAGGGATCAGCCAGTTGCCATCCTTCTCATAATCAGGAACTTCGTCGTAGTCCTTATCGCCTGAGTACATCATTGCGTAAGCAATCGTGCAGGCCGTCATCATCATTGCGCGTGAGGCAAATATACGGCGAGCTGCAGCAGCTTCTTCAGGGTTCAGGCCATGACCAGTCATAGCGCGATACACGGTATCCAAGCTGGTGATCTGCGCAGACAGGAATGGAATCATCTGACGCAGGTTAGCCATCACTGGCGAGTTACCTTGTACTGCGAAGTTGATTGACTCGCGAGCCTTGAACACAGCGGTGTCACGCGCACGTTCGTGCGACATGCCGTCAGCAATAGCCTTCTTGTAAGCGGCCTTGTAGATGGCAACACGGGTTGCGGCATCAGACGCTTCATGGATATGCATTGCCTTGTTAATGGCTTTGTCAATGAAGCTTGGCTTACGGTTGCTTTCTTTGCCGACCGAATCCAGATACTCATGGATGTTCATGGTGTTGCCGTACTCACCGATAACGCCATGTGCCGACAGGATGTTAACCACTTCGCGGTCGCGGCCAAGGGTCAGGTTCACGAACTCTTTGGCTGCATGCAACGGGGTAACCATTACGTCAGTAACCATAGAGGCGTGGATCGGGTCACGAATAAGCTGCTTGACCCAGAACATTGGGTTAAGCAATGCACCCCAGCGCAGAGCCTTAGTCGTTGCGCCAAAGGCCTTCATGATCGGACCCATCTGGTAGCTCATCGACTGGAATGCAGCAACAGACAGTTCGTCTTCTGCGTATACAGTAATCTCTTTGCCGTCGCGACGATAGCGCAGGTTAGCGCGTGGGTCAGTCTTATTGACTTCAAAGGCTGCACCGACAGAAGCCAGTTGTTCAGCAGCTGCTGCACGGGTCTGGTTCTCAAACGCCAGAGCAGTCATCTTTGCGTACTGCTTGTTAACGTTTTCCCAAATGTTAACGATATGCTCGCCGCCTTCCAGACGCTTCATCTTAGGTGTGGACTTAGCGCCTACACCGCCACGGAAGCCGAATACAGCGTTCTCATCCAAGTCTTCAGCCGACTTGAACAGAGGGACGTAGTGATCCTTAGCTAGATATTCAGCTGCAGTCTTTTCATTCAGCAGGCCGACGTCTTTCCACAGGCGAACCAGACCGTGGTTCACTTCCTTCCAGATGTTCAGAACTTCACGGACTTGAGGGATGGTGTTGTACAAGTGTTCTGCGTAAGCAATCTGCTCAGGAGTGACAACCTTCTCACGGTTGATCTTCTGTTGCGCACGGCCTTCGCTTGCCTGCAGACGAGCTTCCTTCTCAAGCTTCTTGGCCTTGGCCATCAGCTTAAAGGACTTGGCCGTCTTGCCTTCTTTGGAAAGCTTTGTGGCCTCTTCCTTCATCTGGGCTGCTCGTTCCATATCCACCGCTGCGGCAGCAACCATGCGACGACCTTCCTCGCGGATGGCTTCGTCTTCCTGCATGATGTCCTTACCACGTAAAGCACGGGCAACTTCGCCAACCAGCAGTCTGCCGTTCATGCCTTGCTCTACGCAGATTGGATGCGTATCAAGCTGGTCTGCGATGATCTGGCCACGAGCCAGATTGTTTTCGCTTTGCTGAATAATGACTGTGCCATCAGTATTCAGGACTGGAATGCCAGACTGCATGCCGTTACGAATCAGGTTAATGTTCTGGTCTTTGGCATGGTTCAGGTAGTCAACACGCAGCTTGCCATCGGCATCCATCTTGGCCAGCTTGTTAAGCTTGGCGGTAAGGCCAGCAGACTTGTCGATGTACTTAACACGTTGCTCAGTACGCCAATCAGAACTCTTGATGGCGCCATACATGTTGTTGACAGTCTGGATAACGGCTTTGCCGCCAGTGGCCTCATCAGTCAGCTTGGTGTTGTTTAGCTTGCGCTTGCTGTAGCGGATGTCGCCTGTCTCGTTGTACGTGCCAACATTGCCAACAGCAGACTTGATCTGGTTGGGGCTGTAAACTGCCAAGTTCTTACGGCCAGCTTCATTGATATAGAAACTGTCAAAGCCTGCGTTACGAATTGCTTCTTGTACGGCCTCCGTCTCGATGACTTCCCAGCTGCCAGCGCCTGCTTTATTGGCAAACAGCTTTGCTGACGTCATCGTGTCGATGTCGTTGCCGCGCTCTTGAGAGTCTAGCGCCATCTGAATACCAACCCGTTGCAGATGCTTTGGATTGTCGTAGTCGAATGGATTCTCTGCCCGTACATATACAGGCATGATGTTCGCATTGCTGGCAATGTTGTCGCGGATCATCGGTTCAATGATCATGCGCAGAGGGCGGTACGCACCGCTGATGTCGTCCTTGTATTTCTCAATCAGGTCCTTACCGGCCTGTTTGGTGATCGACTCATCTTTCACCAAACTGCGAACAGCTTCATTAACCAGCTTGCGCTTCTCAGCTTCTGACAGGCTGTCGTAGTACTCGGCAACCATATAGTCAGAAGACAGCTCAGAGAAGTCTTCTGCGAACTTAGGGTCATCGGTAACGAAGATGGCGCCAGCTTGTTTAGGCTTGAACTCAGTGATGTCACGAGCCGTGCCGTGGTACATGATCTTTGGCTTGCCGCTATCGTCGACAATCTTCGAGTTGCCGAACCAACGCTTGAAGTTGGTGTTGCGCTGAACGGCAGGGGCTAACTCCTCTGCTTTGCGCAGGCTGTAACGGATGTCCGATTCGTACTTGCTCGGACGTTGATTAAACGCTGACTTGATCTGCTGATTGTAAAGTGCTGCATATGTGTCGTAGCCACGTTCTTTAGCAAAGATGCCGTCGTAGCCAAGCTCACGAAGCTTGCTTGCAAACAGCCCGTCATTAACGATTCTGTAGACTGGATCGCTCCAATTAAGATCGGTAAGGCCAAAGTCTTCCATTCGAAGGCCAAGCTTAGACATGACGCGAGTGAACCCGCTTTGGCCAATGGTCTTGTCCAAGTCCTGTTCAATTATCAATGGATTCTTGATGGAAAGGAACGCTGGGTAAATAGCGGTCTCTTTAGCATAAGCCTCTGCCAGTGCTGGATCTTTTGCAAACCAGATTGGCTTGTCTTCATTGAATACTGCGATTCCACCAACCTCTGACACATCAGAATCTTCTTGATCTGTGCCGTGGTAAACCTGCATTGGCTTACCATCTTCGGTTGTCACTTGACTTCCTTCAAACCATTCTTTGAACTCAGGAGTCTGCGGTGCGCGTAGGCTGAACTTGGCAATAGGAATAACCTTCTTGCCTTCGCCAAACTTGCTTTGATCCTGAATGACAACGGTGTCGCCATCACGCTTAGGATCGTAGTCAACAAAGAAGCCATTGTACTTAGCAGCAGCTTCTTCTGGCTTGGTTGTTCTGTCCTTGTTGGTCAGGCCAACAATCATGCCAACGCCGTCTTCACGCTTCGGATCAAGGAAGCGAGCATCGTAGTTGTCACCGTCCCAGACTTGGAAACGCTGGCCGGTCTTCTCATCAACCACGAACTTCGGCATGCTGTTACGGTCAGTGAACGCCATAGCAACGTTGAAGCCGTTGTTCATGCGCTTGACCATGTTGTCCCAGTTGCTGTGCTGGTTGTACACAGACTTGCCGTTAACCGTCTGCGACACACCGGTCGAGCTGTATGTCAGGTGATGGTTAGGTGCAATCGAATTGGTTGGCAGCTTGGTGTAGTCATAGAACATGATGTCAGGGAATGAATTGATGATTCCCTTAAACACGTTAGGCGGGAAGTCGCTTGTTACGTTCAAGCGGACTGCGCCCTTGTAATCGTTCTTATCTGCCCAGTTTTGCAGCGACTGAATCTCTGAATGCAGGATGATGGCAAAGGCTTCTGGATTCTGTACGAACGCTTCAGTCTTCAGGTACTGCGACAGGCGTGGGCCTTGACGGAATTGACCCTTGCCGCCATACAGTTCGTTCTGACCAGACGTCTCGCCAAGGCACAGACCTTCGCAGATAGCCGACTTAGGACAGGTGGACAGATTCTTCTCGTTGATCTTCTGCGCAGAGGCCAAGCCAAGACCCATCGATGCAACGCTCTTGCCTTCATAGGTCAAGCCATAGTCGCCAACACGGGTCTTCTCAAGCTTGCCATTCTCAGACAGCAGGGTCGTGATGTTGTGCATCTGCTTCAGAACTAGCTTGGCTTCTTTCTTCAGAGCCTTCTTGTCTTTGGAGCTGGCGCTTGCGTACAGGTCTGTTGCCTCCTGAACCCTGCGCTCAAGGTCTGTGAACTTTGTGTCTTGCGACAAAGCTCTTGCACGAGGAGCGTCCAGCGTGAACAGCTTGGTCATCTTCATCTTATTGAAGAACGACTGACCTTCTGCCAATGGAATAAAGAAGTCTTTACGACCGTCTTCAAACTCCTGATCCAGTTGCAGCATGGCGGGATCAACATGAACCATTACGTTCGCGCCTTCCATAGGCGTGTCGATATTGCCCGGCTTGGCCATGACATTCTGGCCTGCGGATTCGTTCGTCAGGTAGATGCGGGTTGCTTCTGGCGTTGCTCCAACCAGCTTCTTGTCGCGCAGGATCTGGCGAGCGAGAGCGTTCGTGGTTGGAACGTACAGGGTAACCGTGCCGTTCTTGTTTACTGGAATACCAAGGATCGGGTGATTGCCTTGTGCGTCTGTGCCAAAAGCTTCGCCTGCGTACTTGCCAGTCTTCTTGATGGCGTACTTCGGCATATCGGTTGGAACATCAACGCGGCCTTCAGAAAGGTACGGGTTCTCACCGGTCTTTTCTTCGTACTTCTCTGCCATCTTCTTGGCAAAAGGAGTGGCCTTCCAGTTGTTTGTCTTGGCTGCGTTAGCTGGGTATTCCTTGGCTTCTTCCTTCAGGCTGTACTTCTCGCCTTCTTGGCGTTGACGCATGATCTTAACTGCAGCGGGTCGTATCTCATTGAGGTACGTCATCATCGCATCTTTGTCGCCAGCAGCCTTAAGTCTATCGGTAATTCCTTCAACGACTTTATCAATAGCGTTCCAAGCTCTCTGAGATAGAACGTTACCATTGTAATCGGCATTGTTCTTCACAAGAGAATTTGCAACACGCCCAATGCCATCGGCAATAATTCCTTCACGGGTTGCCAGATCGCGCTTGGCAAACTTAGCCTGATACGCAGGAGCTACATCTGCGCCGCCATACATAGGAGCAAACTCGCCGCGTTCCACGCCAGCAAATATCTTGTCGGTGGTATCAAAGCCGCCTTGCTTAAACGTTCCTGCCAGCTTGGCAAAGAACTCTTTCAGCTTACGGAAGATAGCACCGATACGGCCAGCTGGTGGTTTAGTCTCAGCGAAATGCTTGAACGCTTCAGCAATAGCTTCTTCTTCCATGTACTCTTGGAAGCCAGCTTCGTTGCCGTTGTTATCAGCCATGTACTGCTGGAAGTAAGCCTGCTGCATCTCTGGTGAGAAGTGCTGATTGATCCACTGCTCACGGGCTTTCTTAGACAGCACGTTCCATTCATCTGCAGTGAAAGCACCGGTCTTCTTCAGGGCGTGAATAACCTCATGGCGCAGGGTGGCCATTGGGTTCTCAGAGTCTAATGCGATCTGGATGATGTTGCGGAAGTACGCTCCATCGGCAGCGCCATTATTAATGCTGTCAACGAGCTTAAGAGCGACGTTGCTAAGGCCAAAGCGACGCATAGCAGGAGCAAGCTGAGACTTGACTTGATCTGCGTAAGCTTGAGCTTCTGGCGTGTACGCTGCGCCCATCTGATTAAGGCTGTATTTCGCATCTGGATTGCCTGCGTTAGCTTGATCAACGGCAGCATCGATATTGCCTTGAGCCTTGGTTGATAGACCTTGAACAGTGATCTTCTGCTCGGCAGAACGCATAAACGGTGGCGTACGCAGAGCCTCCATCTGTTCAGGTGAATAGACCTTGCTTGCTGCGCTGAGCGTCAGCTTCTGGTCTGATGTGCGTTGGAAAGCTGGTGTGTTAAGAGCGTCAGCAATAGCTTCAGGGGCTGGAGGAGCAGGCTGTTCAACTGGAGCTTCAGTCGGCATAGCTGCTGCGGCTTGCTCACGGTCAGCTGCCAGCTTATCCCAAGCCTCTTGGCTTTCATCTGGCTGGCCATAGCGAACGGTCTCACGAGGAGCGCGAACAGTTTCAATGGCTGGAGCTTCGGCAGCAGGTGCGCCTTCGACTCGGTCATACATCTTCTGATCTGGGAAGAACTGATCTAGCAACTGGGCTTGAGCCACGGTAGCCACGCCATTGTTTTCTTCAACAGAACGCAGGGCATTGTCCACGGCAGCATGAATTTCTTCTGGCGCAGCCTGAACTTGGGTTGCGGCCTGAGCAGCGGCCTGACGGCGCTGCCCTTCAGCAGCAGCCTGTTCCAAAGAAGAAACAGGAACCTGACCAGTTCCCTGTAAAGAAGCGGCTTGCAAACGTTGCGCAACCTCCTCCGGTGGGGTTGTCTCAGCTTTGCGTGCTGCGCGTTCAGCCATAGCTGCGTCAACACGTTCTTGCTCAGCTTGAGCCATACGCTCCTGACGGCGAGCCATTAGCTCTTCGATAGGGGTTGGTGCGTACTGAGGCGCTTCAGGCGCAGCAGGGGCTGTTCCCGTGGCTTCTGGAGGCATTCCGGCCGGAGGAGGAACGAAGCCTTCTGGAACTTTAAGCTCAGGAGCTGGTGCTTGCGCTCTCTGCGAACGAAGACCGCCGACCGTACCCGGAACGACCGACATGCCGAACGAAGCGGCTGCGGTGTTGATGTACTCATCGATAGCATTACGATCTGCCAAAGGCAGGCTTGAGCCGTATCGTTCTGCTGCGCTCTGCAGTAATTCAGGCGGGACTTCTTTTGCGCCAGTGAACAGAACGCTTTTGCCGACGTTCATCAGCATGTTCTTGGTTGGCTTCGACAGTCCGTCTAAAGCACCCAGACCAATCTTCTCTGACACGAAGTCAGCGGCTGCGTGTACAGCTGCAGCAGGGAAGATTTCAGACATGTTCAGTTCATGAATGTCTTTGCCCTGAGCCTGCGCTTCTTCAATAGCACGACTGCCAACTTCACCAAAACCATGATAACCAGCCTGAGTTATCAGGCCAAGGTTTAAACCAAGTTGTTTCTTTGCTTCCTTAGCGATATAGGCTTCAGCTGCGTCTTCGCCCTTCTCTTTGAGGATCTTCTCAGCGGCTTCTTTAACACCCCTCTTAACCAAGCTCTTGCCAAGAATACCGCTCAATGCACCACCGGCTGTACCGGCAACAGGAACGGCAGAGCCAACTGCAGCGCCGCCTAGGGCTACAGCACCGGTTTCAAGGATGTTTGCTGCGCCTTGACCAATCTGGTATGGAAGCCAGTCTGTCAGGACGGATCCAATGCCTTTTTCCCATGCATTGGTGAATGTGTCTGTTTCTTTGGCTAGTGGACGCTGTTTCTCTTGGCCAGCCTTAATGTTCTCAAGGCCATGCTCCGTCAGATACTTGGCTATGCTGCTATCTTTGCCGAGCAGTCTTTCTGCGCCAAGTCCGAGTACGGCCTGTGCGCCACCAAACGTTTCTTGCGTTTGAGGCATGTATGCCTTGAAGCCACGGGTGACATCCCACGATTGATCTGCCTTTGGCAGAGACTTCATCTGCTCCAAGACGGCGGCGTAAGCCTGCTCGTCCGAAAGTTCTGTAGGAGAATCAACTTTAAAAGTCCCCTCTCCGGGGACATCAATGTTGTAACTCGGCATAACTGCCCCTAATTAGATTAACTTGTTCTCGATACTTTAACACCCGACGGCACGGCTACACCAGTGCTAGATGGGAACATCTTGTTAACATCCTCACCCGGGAACGCTCTTTCGTAGAGCATCTTGAACTGAGGGTTCGCATACATATCGCGAGTAGCCTTGGCCATGTAAGCTTCTTTCTCAGTTGGATCAAGAATTGTGGCTGCAGTTGCCTTGGCATTTGCAAGCCAGTTGGTTTCGAAGCGTTGTAACGAACCTTCACGCTGCGCCTGAACCTTGTCGACTTGAGATTGACCGGTAAGGCCACGCTGAAGATCCATCTTCTCACGAGCAATGTCTTCAGCTTGCTTGTAATGCTCTGCGGTAAGCATCGATTTAAGGTCGGCAGCTTCTTCAGCAGCACGCTGTTTCTTGAGGCTTTGATAGAAAGCCAGACCCTGACCTGCGCCTTGACCGATGCCAACATTCGCATACGGGGATTGAGAACCAAGCATTCCAAGACCTGCGGCCATCAGACCCATCCATTTGTCGCTATCAGCGTCTGCTGCACGCGCTTCGTCGCGAGCCATGACTCGAGCCAAGTATTTGTCACGAGCAGATTCAGTTGGTGGAGCAACTTCTGTCTTGGGCGTTTCCGTCTGAGTTAAGGCCGTTGGGGCTACAGGAGCGGTTGGCGCAGCTGGAGCAGCAGCAGGAGCTGGCTTAGCGGCTGGAGCAGGAGCCGCAGGAGCCGCAGGAGCCGCAGGAGCGGCTTGGGTTTCTGGCTTGGCATACTTCTTGGCTTGATCAGACAAAGGTTTCTCGCCAGACCAGCCATACTTCATGCGTTCGCCAATAGTCCATTCTTCTTTAGGCTTGTACATGTCATATGGGGCTTCTGCGCGAAGATCAACGCTTGCCCTAGGAATGATGTCGCCTTCAACAAGCTGTTCGTTGTCCTGAGTAGCATAGCGCTTTACTTCACCGCCATTGGCCAAAGCCATGATGCCTTCGCCGCCCTTCTTGGTGAGCATTGCTTCGACTTCGCCAACGGTCTTGCCGCGCAGATGCGGGTTAGAAGCCATGATCTGTTTGACGCGAGCAGGCGACTCAAACGCAGATAGTCCTGCCTCAATTGGTTCTCTTGGATCTGCCTTGGCAAGCATCTTTGAGACACCCGGACCAAAGTGGTGGGCAGCGTAGACTTCGCCGTACGTCGGGTTGCGACCAAGGCTCTTCTTAAGGGATTCTGCGTTTTGACGGATAAGCTTAACGCCAAGGTCAGCATTTGTTTCTGGGTCAGCGCGATTTTCAGGCGTGCCTCCCAAGCCTTTCCATGTTGAATCCAACATGCCAAACAAGCCCTTAGCAGAGCTTCTTGGGTCGCCCTTCATGTTCAATGTGCCGCCGCTTTCTGCGGTTGCAATGTTCTTGGCCAATGCAGCTGGAACGCCATGCTTCTCTGCGGCAGATGCAATAAGACTGTTAACGCCGCCTTCAGCTGGCTGCATGGTTCCACGCGCTGCTTTAGGCGCTTGGCCTTGAACCTGTGCATAACCCATGCCTGTGGCTGGAGTTGCATTGATATCGAGACGATCAAGCATACGGCTCATGATCTCGTCATCGCGCTCAAGCTCTTGAGCATCAATATAATCCTGATATGTCTCTGCATTTGGATCGTCTACGTCGCCGCCCGGAGCGAACGCAACGATACCACCCAAGGCAAACCCTTGTTCTGGCATGTTCGTTGGAAGCTGATCAACGCCTGACTCCGCTTGGGCAGCTTGTTGCATTACCTGTTCTGCAATAGGTGGTTGCTTAGGCTGCATCATGGACTGAGCCGTCTGAGCCTGCTTTTGTTGTTTGACCTTTTCCTGAAGAAGAGGAACGCCGATATAGGCCGGAACAGCACCGTCTTTAATGGCCTGTTGAAGCTGAGGAATGGATAGCTTCTCGGCAGAAGCCATCTTGCTTAGTGCGCTGCCAATCATTATGCATTTCCCTTCATTGCATTGTATATACCGAGCGTATCCAGACCGTCTCTGCGTTCTTTAATTCTGCCGCCAGCCTTCTTCATTGCGCCATAGGCGCCTAGACCAAGAGCGCCAATACCAAGCATCTGCGATGTGGTACTTGGGGCTGCTTGATAGCCTGCGGTTTGAGTTGCTTGCAAAGGCAATCCATGCAGAAGCGAACTCATAAAGCCAAGCTGAGTCTGCGGATATTGTTGAGCCATTGCATAGTTCTGAATGGCCTGATTAATGATGTTTTGTTGCTGTTGCTGTTGCAGCTGACCTTGTTGAGCCTGCGTGCCAATAACACCCTGCTGAGCAGCAAGTTGAGCAGAACCAAGTTGACCGAATTGGCCGCCCATTGTTCCTAGCTGGCCGTAACCGGTTTGAGCTTGCTGAAGACCTGTTAAACCAGCTCCAAGAGCGTATTGCTGACCAGCCTGACCCTTGTCAAAGGCTGTTGCATAGCCCTCACCAATTGCCTTGTTCATGGCAATGTTCTTGTTTCGCTCGTTCTCGGCCTGCATCAATGCTTGACGAGTACCGCCATAAGCGCCCATGCCAGCGGCTTTACCGCGTTCCTGAGCGCCTGTGATGTCGTACTGGCGGCGCATTTCATCTAATGTCGGGGTAAGCGCATTAGACAGATACGGGTTCATGTACTGGGCTTGCACGCGAGGATCGGTCATCTGACGCTGCGCATACGAACCATAACCACCAAGCTGTCCAGCTGTGCCAGCAACGCCTGATGCGCCAGCGCCTAGAACGCCAGTGCCTGTTGCAAATTGACCCGGTGTCGTTAAGGCGCCAGCACCAGTGAATGCTTGCCCCTGCAATGGACTAAATGGAGCTACATATTTAGTTGGGTCTTCGCTATATGGGGTATATGGCTTGATGCCTGTTACGGTGCCTGTATCGTCGTAGTTATAAACTTGCTGCTGAGCGGTACCCAGCATGGTCTCAACATACGGCTGCGCATAAGCAGGAATTGCCTGAGTGTATGTGGTAGATGTCGTTGGCTGTGGAGTCCCGCCGCCTCCGCCGCCCTCTAGAGTAATTCGACCACCCACCTTCATAAAGGCGCGGTCTGGCAGCATGTCAAAATGGTTATATCTCATAGCTTTGCTTCCACCAAAGTAGTACGCTCTTCAAATCCGTACCGTGACCATAAACGTGCGATTGCAGGTCTAGCCATGCCTTGAATCTTGGTGGCGCCATGCACTTTAAGAATATCGCACATCTGTTTAAACGTGTCTTTATTGGATATTAGCTTACCACCAATAAAGGTGATAAACGCAATCCGATCATTAGGGTAATTAAGGAAATTAACTGTGGCAGCGCCTTTGACTTGAAAGTCTTCGCCTGTCGCTACCAACAGCATCCATTGCCCTGTGTTTACCAATAGCTTTGCTTGTTCCAGCGTGTAATCGCCGCCGCCATGTTCAATGGCTTCTGCAATATGAGGCTCAGCCAGCGGCCATGACTGCGCCGCATGGTTCTGATGCACATACTGGATAGATAGCGTCATACAGGCATCATCTTTTTAGGAGTGGATTGATATGCCAGTCCTTTGCCCTTTTTGCGCTTGTTCTGGATGCGATCTAGCATGGCATACAGCTGCTTTGCGCCTGCGTCGGTTGAGCCATTTCCAAGCTCACTTACAGCACGGGCAGGAACAACAAACTCGCCATCCGCCAAGCGAGCAGGCTGTTTGTTGCCAATAGACGCAGGGATCGAATCACTTACGCCATCACCCGGACCGCGCAGCAATTGACCGCCATCCGAGTAGCCACCAAGCGACGAGATGCCGCCTGTTGCAAAGCTTGACTGCGCCTCGCCTTCGCGCTTGCGACGTAGGTACTCTTCGCGACCCGGAACAGACGCGTCAAGCACTGTACCCACGGTACCGCCGGGTACGATCTGCTCTTGGAGATCGCCCATAAAACCACCCGGATGGGCGGTTGCATAGACCTTATTCGCATAATCACCGCCTGCGCCGCCCGGCTGCATGCCACGAATCGAGTCAGCGATGTTGCCGCCAAGGCCGAATCTAGCAATGCCACCAGCGGCCATGCCAATAGGCAGCTCTTGGCTTGTCATTGGATTTGTGCGCGTATCATAATCTGCATTCATTGCAGACATCATGCTATTCGGATATTGAGAAGATGTTGCAAAGTTGGTGTGTTCTTGTTGGCTCTGCGGATAAATGGAGTTCTGCATTGGATTCATGCCGCCATCTGCCAGCATGGCGATGCCGCCCTCTGCATAACGAGCCGAATAAACATTTGGAGTCGCAGCTGTTGGGGTGTATTTAGACGGGTCGTACTTAAGCTTGGTTAATGGACCAGAGTACTCATCCTGCTCAGGAACGCCATATTTGTTGCTGTCTTGCTGCATGGCATAGCCCAGACCTGCTGTGCCAGCGCCCATAATAGCCGCTTGCTCACCTGCGCCAAGGCTTTTCCACCAGCCAGACAGGCCGCCTTGTGTGGCAGCGTCTTTTGCAGCACTTTGGCCTGCAGTTTTTGCCACCTCGCCGGTCGCTTGCGGAGCAAGCCCACCAACTTCACCAACAGTGGCGCCGCCTGTACCGCTGAATGCGCCGCTTGGAACTCCACTGGCAGCGCCAAACGCCTGTGGCGTTCCCGTCATAGTGGATGACATTGCCGCTGGTGATACGCCGTACGTTGAACCCAATGATGACGTAGCGCCACCAAATCCCTGCGTGCCAACAAGGCTTGAAGATGGAGCGGCACTGCCGAATGCTGATGAACCGGCCGTGCCACCGGCTAATTGACCGGAAGACAGAATGCCGGTTCCTGCGCCAGCCTCGCCAATCGCTCCAGCTCCGCCAAGCTCTGCGCCGCCAATGCCCATCGCGCCACCGGTTTCCAATCCTGCGCCGCCAAGAGCCAAACCTGAGCCGCCTTCTAATGCGCCAGCACCGATGCCGCCTTCAGCTGCAGCACCGGCACCGCCAAACGCAGCGCTACCAGCCCCGCCACCAGCCGCTCCAAGAGCGCCACCGATTAAAGCGCCTTTCCAGACGTCATCGCCGCCTTTTTTACTGCCAATGGCTGCGCCACTAGCCGCGCCAACTGCTGCACCAATACCGACTGCGATCCAAGACATGATTAGGTTCCTTTACATTCCAACGCTTTCATGGCGTCAAATTCTTCGTAAGACTTGGCAATTACCTCGTCTTCGACTTCTTCCAGTTTATCTTCCCCAAGGTGTTCGGTCATGTGAATTGACACCCAAATCGTGTCTTCTTCTGCGTAACCGACCCGTTTATCACCCGGTTTGCACGGAAGAATGCACGGAGCCTCGAAGTAATGCTTGCCTTTCTCGGATGCTACCGAGATTTTGCCTTTTAATACAATGTTTAAATGTGGGCGCTTGTGTATTTTGCCGACAATTAATGCGCCTTTTGGTACAAATAGCTCTCTGGCATAGATTCCGCAACCGTATTTGTCGTCTTTATCAGTGAAATAATGCGTGAGAAGCAGCTTATCTTCGATGGAGGTAGCATCGCCAGTGGCAATCAACTCGCCCATCTTGTTCTGAAGACCAAGAATGGCATCGCGAGAATGCGCATTTCCAATCTTTTCAAGAAGCTCTGTACTCATGTCTGTCTCAAGATAAATGGTTCTTACAGTTTATCATTGGGGAAGTTCCGATACAAACGAAACAGTGGCTATAGCAGAAGGCGTCTGCGGACGAACCGGAACGGTTGCCGCAGGAATCGTTTCGATGAAGACAGTTGAGTCTGATGTGTGCCAAACGATCTCTATTACATCTCCAGCTTGAATCTCAACAAACAGGTTAAGCGCTGCAATAAGCTGGCCATTATGCCCTGCGTGAGCGCCCGGAATAGAAAACTGACTGTTTGAATCTGGTATGTCGACATCATTCTTTCGGAACCAAACATCGACCTCATGGTCTTTATTTAGGTCCGTATTGGTGAACTGCAGGCTAAATTGAATGTTATAAATACCAGAGTACTCAAACGTGATTAAGGATTTGAGCTGTCCGGTAATGGTTGTGCTTGCCGTGGTCTGTGACGGAGATACGGAGTACGTGCCTTGATATCCCCACGGACGGAATACGTAAGTGCCAGCGGCTTGTATGGTAAACGCCGCGCTAAGCGTCACTGTCGTGTTGCCGGTTCCTGAGTCATATACGGCTTCGGTCACTCGGGTGTTGGCTGGGACGCCAGTGCCAGACACGAACTGCCTAGCTTCAATTAACCCTGCTCCGCCAGATACAACGAAGGTTGTTGCAGCGGGAGCGCCGCCAGAAACAAATGTCTGCGTTCCTGCGATTGGGGTGGCTGTAGAGCTAAGCTGCAAATAGACGTATGTACCAGCAGTAACGCTAGTGCCTGACAGAAGCATCGACGGAAACAAGCGGCCAGATGTAACCGCAGTAATTGTCATTGTTGTACTTGCGGGACCGATAGACCCTGTGCCAACAAAGTCTCTGGATGTTATAGATACACCATTAGAGATAGCGGTGTCGCTAAACCGCACAGCATAGGGGATTGAGGTAGAGCCGTCGTATTGGTCTGATGTATCGTAGAAAGACCCACTCGGAAAGCTTATAAACCGCCCTCCGCTATTCTCCATAAGAGTCTGTGTGAAGTTATCCAGCTCTCTAAAGTATAGACGCAGGACGTTTAGCACCTGATCTTGATATCGTTGGTCATAGTCAACCGGCCCAATAGGCAGGTTGGGTGCGGCCGAAGGGCGTAGAGTCTTTGACATTAGCGACGACCGTCATTTCGGATGTCAATGCGAGGTGTGCCAAGCTGCCATGACACTCCCAAGCTATCTGACTCAATACGGAACGCAAGCTGGCGCCCACGCAGGCGCGTATAGACCTGACCATCAAACTGCTGAATATTGTATACACCAGCGCGACTGTAGTTGTCTTGGCTCTGCACTTCTGGATTATCAGAAGAGCCATAGGGTGTACCAGAGTTCTGGCGAGGCTTAATTGTCATCGTGACGTACGGCTGATTGACGTTTGATCCATTGAAGTTAACATCAGGAAGGATGCGCCACACGAAACCAAAGTTATGGCCATCGCCAATATCAAAGTCAGACGACTGCACATAAGCATTGATAGCAACAGGAGTAAGCCCAGAGACATCATCCACAGCAGATTCGTGATATAGGATGCGATTTTCATAGTTCGCTGCCATAGGATAAGGACGAATGCCGGAGTCCAGCCAAGCGGTGCGTGCCATTGAGCCGTAGTACCAGACTCGGTCTAGGTAGTTGTAGATGACGTATTTGTCTACGGTGTTGTCCGTGCTTTCCGCACTAACATAGAACCACCAGACTTCGTTGTAACCTTCGTTCGATCCGGCAAAAATCTGATATGCCTGATCCTTGTTGATATTGTTGAAGATGTACTGACGCAAAGAGCATGGCAGCGTTTCCACGCGACCAGAGTACATGTAGAACTTATCTGCGCCCATCCAATAGGTCACGTTGTTAATTGTGACCGCTGCGTTCGGCGAGATGATGGAGATGTTGTCCATCAGAATGTTGAAGCCCCATACGTACGGAGGTCCAAGATACTGCATGGAATATAAGCACGCATCAGTCCAGACTAGGATTTCTTGGCGGGTATTCTTGTATGTAACGATGAACGATCCATTGGACAGGCGGAACTCGCCGGACTGATTTGTTACTTCAGGCACCCATTCATACGGGTTTTCTTGATCAGACCAACGCACCAGCATCGGATCAAATTCAGTTGCTGAATCCGTTGGGTCGTATGGGTTTGCCCCCATAGCGATCAGGAAACGCTGGATAGATGAAGCCGAAATAGCGTTCGTAGTGTGGGGAACAAACGCCCCAGAGAAGCCTTCAGCTGTAGACAAAGCGCTTAATGACTGCGCACGAACAGCAACGCCAGTGGAGTCTTTCCAGTAATAAATCGCGCCACCGCGAGGAGCAATTACAAGGTCTTGGCCATAGTTGTCATTTGACCACAGACGAAGTTGTTGGCCGATGCCGCCACCAGTGAACGCAGTACCCCAGCCTCTTGTACCAGAGCCAATGGTAACGGTTACAGCAGATCCGCCGCCGGTAGTTGTAGATGTGGCAACAGAACCGGAAGGCAGCGTGATGTCGTACGTATTTGCGGTGATATTCGATATGGTGTACGTGGAGTTCAGCATAGAAGCTGCTACACCACCAACTGCAGTTGCACCAGAGAATACAACATAAGTTCCAGATGAAAGACCATGAGCCGTCTGAGTGACTGTCACAACACCTGAAGTTGCTGTAGTGGCAAATGGGTTTGCGCCTAAAGCAGCAACCGCAGGAGCAGCTACACCACCCCAAGGACCTGCACCCCAGCCCGTACCGACAACAAACACATCCAAGCCAATAGGGACTTGGTAATAGGCAGTAATGGCACCGCCGCCATGCCCCGTATCTGATGCGTTTGCAAGAACAGGAAGCCCCGTTGTAGAGCTTTTTGCCGCTATGGTGTATGAGGTGGTCAGTGAATCAACCGACAGGATTTCATATTCTTGGTTAAGAACAGCAGCGGTTATGTTGCCACCTAAAGACACGGCGCCCGTGAATGTAACCCAGTCGCCAACATTCGGCGTATAGCCTGCATCAACAACGGTTAGCGTTGCCGATCCTGTTGTAGCAGTAAATGGGCCAGACGGAGCGCCAAGCGTTGTCGACGTATGGTAGATCGGCGTTACGTCGTTGTATTCGCCGCCACGCTCAATGTAATACTTTTCGTTCGTGCCTACGCCAAGATAGTTCGTGCCATCTAGATCAATCCAGTTCCACATGGAACGAGCTGTGCCTATGTATTGATTGTTTGATAGCCGGGTCCAGCCGCCAATCTTTTCTGGAAAGCCAGAACGAAAACGGATTTTGTCGCCGTCATACCAACCGCCCTCATTGGCGTAATCGGTACCTTCACGGTTTAATCCGGGGCGAAACTGGAGTTTTTGTAACGGCATAATTTACACCATAGATAGGGCTGCTTCTTTGACCTCATTACCACGACGAGTCCAACCCTTACCAAACGTAGCGAACGTCGTCAGTCCTTGCCAGAATTGTAGCCGTTTATCTGCATATTTGTTAATTAGTTCTGTTGAGTCAATAGCTTTTACTGCCGCCAAAGTAACAGGACCAATGCCACCATCAGGCTTAACACCAGCAATTTCTTGAAGAAACTTTGCCGCTCTGCCGGGGCCAGAATTGACTGCACAATCAAATACGCAGTAATCAACGCCGCTAGGTAAATCATCTCCACGTATGGCATCCCAGAATTTCCTCTTGTATAGCGGAGCAACCTTTTCAGGGGTCAGCTCACGCATTTCCTTTTCCGAAGGCTTGTGACCAACCCAGTCTTCCCAAGTACGCGCAGTTACGCCAAGGTTAGTCATGCCGCCCGGGTCTTGGCTGTGATTTACGAAGCCACCTTCGGACTTAAGAACATGTTGCAGCGCAAGGCGAAAGTTGCTTTCCATTATTCATCTGCCTTAGTTTTGGAGTTGTTCTTCATTTCCATAATCTTCTCAAGGCTGCGGCCACCGAAATAGGCCGTCATCACCAGCATGCCCCACTGACCAAGAAGCTCTACGTAAGCAGACTTTGTTTCATAGTCGAACATCGACATAAAGGCAAAGAACGAATAGGCGCACAGGATGAAGATCAGCGTCATTGGACGGATGTTCTTAGCCAGCCAGCTATCTGTGCCGGCATCTGCCTGCCAGCGCTTGCTGATCTCTTGAGCTTCTACGTTGTCAGCCTGCAGATTGGCGATCAGCATATCCTTCTTGTTGTTCTCCAGCTCCTGCGCCATCTTGGCCTTTAACTCTGGATCAGGAATGAACTTGTCGATAATCTTTAAACCCGCTGCGATTGCATCATCAATACCGAATGCCATGATTAACCTTTCATTGTGGTTACGTCGTCGCCCTTGGTCACGGTGACGCGACCATCCTCTACGTCTACACGCATAGGAACTTCGCCTCTGTCCAGACGCTCGATCAGATCGTGCATTATCTTGAACTCAGGCTTCTCTTCCTTGGCATTAGCTCCTGCAACGCCGTTCATCATTGATATCAGAGCGGTCAATGATGCGCCCAATAGACCCATGACAGCGGCCATCTTCTCTGTGTCTAGGAACAAAGAAGCGCCAACGCCCATGGCAACAATGACCGTGATGTATGCCAGTCCCTGTTTGCCGATTGTCTTACCGGCAACTTCCTTGGCTGTTTCTACGGGTGGGTTTTCCATGTCGAGATCCTTGGAGAGAATGCGAATGTGGCTGTGTAACGATTGCGTGGATCGTTGATCAGCCCCTTGATGTTCCAGCCAAGGTTGCAGTAGATGCACTTACTGGCGCCTACGCGCTTAACCCAGACTAGCTGGAAGAGTCCGCCTGCGTGAACCAAGCAGTATCCCTCAACGCCGGGGCTATCATTGACTGCGGGATTGCCTGTGTAAGTCGCCACGACAGGAATAGCGGAGTCAAAACGTACCACTCCAAAGCCATAGCCGGGATTACGCCACAGCCAGCCAAGCTGGCCAACATAGGTGCATAGACGGGCAGGAAGCTTGAATCGCCACTGCCAGTGTTCAGTTTGCCATCCATAGTCGCCATCCAGTGAGTTGTCGGGGGTTTGAAACCAGCTTAGCCACTTGGGCAGGCGTGGGCCAAGGCCGTAAGCGTTGCCATTATTAAGTGGACCTTCTTGCTCGGCTGCAAAGAATGGAAGCACAAAAGCCAGTGGGAAAGTCAGCACTGTGACGACAAGCATCACGGGAACCATTACGAGCCATTTGAGATAGATCATGATTACCACTCAAAGACTACAACGCCACTTGCGCCCGTGCCGCCAGCACTGCCGCCGAAAGAAGCCGATGGGCCACCTGCACCGCCGCCACCGTAGTTGCCGCCATTTTGCTGGGATCCAGTAACAGTGCTATCGCCGCCCACGCCAGCACCGCCCCAGTATGAGCTGCCACCAACGCCGCCTGAGCGCATTGCAGAGTCACTGGTGACTCCATTTAGACCTTGACCGCCGCCGCCTTTGATATTTAGATCGCCGGAGGATCCGATGCCGCCCTCGCCACCAGCGGTACTCACACCATTAGATCCGCCCGTTGCAGATACGGTAGTGATCGTCTGTGTACCAGAGGCAACAGACGACGCGTTTCCAGCAGCGCCAACAGTAACTGTTAGTGTATTGCCGGGTGTAAGACCGGATAACCATTTAATCGCCGTACCGCCTGCACCGCCGCCAGCGGTTCTCGTGCCGTTGCCGCCGCCACCAGTAACAATAATCTTTACCTTGGTGATGCCTGTTGGGATGGTAAATGTGCCGCTAGAAGTAAACACTTGACCGCCGGGGCCTGCGTATGCGGACATAGTATTGGTAACGGTTACTGCGCCTACTGCGCCAGAAACAGAGATGCCTGTGCCAGCAACAATAGATGTAACCGTGTTGGACGAAGTGCGAGCAGTAGCTTGAGTGGTTGCGTCCGGGAAAGTTACACCAGAACTATTGATTGTCGTTGTTGCCATTGCTGTCTCCTATTAAGAACCTGCCGTTACAACGGCGGCCGTCACTGTTCCGGTAGCGGTTATATTGGCGCTTGTAGAAATATTGCCTGTAGCGGCTAATGTACCGGTTGTGGACAAGCTTCCGTTTGAGGCAATAGTCATGATCGTAGCGCCGTTGTACTGAAACAACAGATTAGAACCTGACTGAGAAACGGTGAAGTTTGTTGTCTTAAGAGAGGTGGACGAGCCGCTGACGTAAGTAACGCCATTGTAGAAATTCGCACCGTCGCAGTAGACAAGCATCGTAAAGCCGTTTGGAACCGTTACTGCTGTACCTGTGGCTCCGCCGATAGTGATGTCATAGCCGCCGGTTGTGTTGTTTACCACTGTGTAGAGCTTGTTCACAAGAGGCGCGATAACCTGTCGTGCAGCGCTGTTTGTACCTGTAACCACCAGAACTGCGTTTCTGGACTCGTCTGACACGCCGTTGAGGCTAGTCATCGTGTAGTTGGAGTCGGTCATTACAATCGACTGAACACCTGTGATCGCCTGTTCTAGCAGGGTGCCAAGGTTCTTATTGGTAGTCTGGCCCCAAGTGCCTGACTGCTGGCCATCGCCAATCAGCTCAAGCTTTAGAGCAGTGGAGAACGTAGTCATTATGATCCTCTACAAGTTTGTGTGTTATCAATAGGGGTCCAGCTTGTACTTGAGCCGTCGTCTATTTGAACCCAAGCGGCACTATTAGTGTTGTCAATCATAACCCAAGCGGCGGCTTGTGTATCGTCTATGGATGTCCAACCCAGCGTACACAGGGCGGCAATCAACTCCACATCTTCTGAAATAACGGCCACATAAGCTGCACGGACGGTGGCTGAAGCTTCTGCGGTAAGGTTTTCCTGTATGGACAGGTAGTAACCCTGCGATGCCGTGTTGGTGTCAGCGACAGTAATCGACTCTACGATGCTATCGACATAGACCGATATGATGGTGGCAAAGTCTTCTGCGGTGATATCTTCTGCTTTGCTTGCAGAGAAGTTAGCAACGATGCTGCGGCCATCTTCAACTGTGATGTTTTCGCTATCAACCAGCGGGAAGTGGGCTGTAATGGCCAGCACATCCTCAACGGTGATGTTTTCCGTATCAGTTACGTGGAAGTTGCTCTGAGTGCTGGTGGCGTCAGCTACAGCTATATCCTCAACGATACCGAAGAAGAACACATGCACAGGGCTGTTAACGTCGCCAACCGTGATGTTCTCCGTGATCGACTGCAGGAAAGCCCATGTCTGGCTGTTGGTGTCAGCCAAGTCCACATTCTCTGTCAAGTACGCACTGAACGCAGCCGCAACAGACCGCAGGTCGTCAACAACAATATCTTCGGTCACAGAACCGGCAAAGCCAGCAATGATGCTGCGGACGTCATCAACCGTGACGCCCTCTGTAATGCTCAATGGAAAGCTACCAGATGCCGACTCAACAGACAGAAGTGCGATGTCTTCTATGATGCTCAGCGCATAAGAAGCCCCGCCGAGAGAGGCGTACGGGCTTTGGCAGAAGGTAGCGTAGCCGAACATTACTGGCAGTTCAGGGCGCGAAGCTCAGCGGTTGTGGTGCATGTATCAGCCAGATTGGTGATGTCACGCAGACGGTTCTTCTCGGCCACGATGCCAGCAGTGTCTGCGCCATCTTCCAGCGCCCGTTGGAAAGCTACGTCCTGAGCTGCCAGCAACGGAGCGCGTTCAGCACGAAGGCGGTTTTTGGTGATCTCTTTGGCTTTATCTAGGTTAACAGTAACCGACTTGGCATCCATTTCCCAAGCGTCAAAGAAGTCATTGTCTGCCTCTGGAAGGTCTGCGCCGTCAACAATGCGGGCGTCGCGGCCAGTCGGCACATCTTTGCCCAGAACGGCTTCAATAGGAAGTTCACCAGTTGGAATACAAACAGCAACGCCACCGTTGTCATTCTTGAAAATAATTACTTTAGACATTTATAACTCCTAAATTACTCGTAAAGAATGTTGATTGAACCAGCGTCAAACGTGTCCGTTCCGTTTGATGTAATTCTTACAATAGAAAGCGCTCCTGAAATAGATTTAGAGCCACCAACAATCAATGATCTTGCCGCATCTGACTGACCAAGAACTCCAGATGCAGTCCATAGGTTTGTCGTGGAGTTAAGCAATGTTAATGTAATTGCTCCGTGAACTACCGTTGACGCGGAGTTGTTTATGTTTAGCGGAAAACCCGTTGTTCCGTTGACAGAAGAAACACCAGTAGCAAATGCTGCGCCGCCGCTTAAATAACCAGTGTTTTCAATACCGCTAGAGGGGCCAATTTGTATATACCAAGGATAAGCAACTCCATTTGTGCTTACCCCGCTAAACATCACTGTAACGCGCTTTACCCACGAAGGAATACTGGTGAAATCAATGCTTGTGCCTGATGTAGAAGCAACAGCAGTACCAGCCTGAATACCGTTATAAACGGCACCGCTATTCGTGGTTACACCAGCCGAGCCGTTAATTGTGACTGACATGATTATTCCTTTCGATTAGCGGAAGATGGCTGCGCAATAATAAGTTTCATCAGACAGGCCTGATGTATATGCCGATGTGACTCTAAGCGTCGTAGTTGTAGGGGCTGTATTTCCGCTAAATGTGCCGACAATGTTTGCAAACTTACCGTAAACAGAGCCTGACGTATACGCAGATGTGGTTACAACAGCGGCATAGTTTGCATCAGACATTGCGTTCGTAAAATTCAATGTGTAATCCCCAGTTCCGTTTTTTGTAACAGAACCTACGTTATACGACGCTCGAATGGTAGATGGAGACACCGTTGTCCCATTGAAATTAACCCATGCCTTTGCGCTGCCCTGAATACAGTTCGTGCTGGAAGTGCTGTTAGACCCGTCGGACAAAGTAGCGATTGTTAGTGTGCCTGCCATGATTTGTCCTTAGTTGCTTACAATAGCCACGTACGCTGCTGGCCTATCTACGTTTGTATTTGCACCCATATCTTTCATGGCGCACCGACAAGCGGTTGTGCTTGGCGGATATAGCGCTGCACCAGCTGCCGTGTATCCAAGCTGAACGACGCCCTCATTGTTGTTTACACCGCCAGTCCCTACAACGCAATAATTGGCATCGGCCATTGCTGTAGTGAAGTTAAGCGTAAAGTCACCCGTTCCGTTCTTGGTGACACTACTGACATTGTAAGAACCACGAATAGCAGAGCCGGTAAGGTTGTAAGCAACCCAAGCCTTACATATGCCGGTCATGCCGTTCTGCGTTGCCAACGGGCCTGTAGATGCCTTTAGGGTGTCGATAGTTAATGTGCCTGCCATGATAACCCCTTAGACAATAATCCAGTTGGAACCGGTTGGAACGGTTACGGTGACGCCCGTATTGATTGTAATAGGACCCGCAGACATAGCGTTAGACCCAGTAGTGATTGTGTAGTCGGAAGTTACAGTCGTGCTGTTTTCATAGAATACACCGCCAGTTGCACCGGTCACAGCCCAAGAGCCATCGCCGCGCAAATAGTTTGCAGACGACGGTGTTCCTGTAGCGTCGATTGTGTTGATGTTTACTTTTGTTAAGGCCATTATCGTTCCTTAAGCTGTGAAGGTGCCAGAGGTTGTGAACGTGTGATACGTGTATCCGCCTGAGCTTGTGACTGTTCCGCCAGATCCGCGCTGAGATCCGAAATAACGAATAATCACAACACCGTATCCACCATTGCCACCGCCTGTTGATGCGCCGCCTGCGCCGCCACCGCCGCCGCCAGTATTAGCCGTTCCTGCCACACCAACCGCTGTACCAGCTCCGCCTGCGCCGCCACCGCCAGTACCTCCGGTTCCGGGCTGATCGCCACCACCATTGTATGCGCCACCGCCACCGCCGCCTGCATAATATGTGCCGTTTGACCATGCAAGTCCAGCACCGCCAGCGCCTGATGGGCCGGGGTCGTTTGATCCAGAGTTTCCACCAATAGCGCCCGCGCCACCACCGCCACCAACGCCTGCACCAGTAGAGAAGTTAATGCCATAACCACCTGCATTCCCTTGCCCAGAAGTCCCTGCGCCGCCAGTTGATGTTGACGCCCAACCGCCACCACCGCCCGACCCGCCAGACAGACCGTTTGATGCAGGAGCTGTGCCGCCATAACCACCACCGCCACCACCAAGAACTGTTGCAGAAGACAGCGTTGCCAAGGTTGAGTTGTTTCCGTTTGTTCCTTTGGCTGCATTACCGCCTCCGGCGCCACCGGAGCCAACTGTTACGGCATATGTAGAACCAGCAGTAACTGCATTTGATCCAGATACGTATCCTCCACCGCCGCCGCCAGCGCCGGGAGAGTTGCTAGAATATCCACCACCGCCACCGCCGCCGGCAACAATAAGGTAGTCAACCGCATACGTGGCGCCAATTATAGATGCCCATTGGCCGCCAACATAAGCCTCAACATTTTGTAAGGTGCTGTTATAACCAATCTGCCCAGCAACAGGAGACGCAGGGCGATTTGCTGTAGTCCAAGATGCTAGGCCGCCCTGAGCAATACTTACTGCGCGTGTCATTATGCTGCCCTCGCTAAGAAGCCAGAGAAATAGTTTGTATTTACGTTTGCCGCACCAAGCGTTGGTGAGGTAGCCGTTATATTGGCGTACACTTCAACATAATCGGTTGAGCCATTTAGATAAACCAATGTACTTACTGCGCATATCATGACCCCCAAATTTGCATTGTAATAAATTGGTATCCCAGCGCTTGCGCCGTTTTTATACCAATACACTACGTACTGCGTCGGTGAGGTACCATTGAAACGAATTGTTGTATTCAACTGATAATAGCCAGCCACATTAGGCGTAAAGCGGCTACTTGAAAAACAAGATGCAGTATCAAACGATTCTGTATCAAAGGTAACTTTTGTGTCTGCTCCAGATGTAACTGTTTGAGCGGCGCTTGCATATGCGCTAAACGCCGGTCCGTTACCAGCTACACCAGTGCCAAGCTTAGCTTGTGTGACAGCAGCATCGGTAATATACATCGAGTTAACAGCGCCAGCTGTTGCAGGAATTGCATTCAGAACAGAGCTTACATAGAAGCTCTCTGTGACAACCAAGTCGCCTACTGTGGCGCCAACAGCCAGCACGACAGTCGTTCCAGTTGTAGCGGTGTAGTCAGCCGTGCCAAGTAATGCACCGTTGCGGTATACGTTGATATAGCCAACCGTGTAAGAAGGCACAGAGAAGCTAGTCTGCCCTGCAGTAGCGGTGAACTCTGTAACGGTACGGTAAGCAGTCGTTGTGACGCCAGAAGCTGGGATGCCAAGATAACGGACGCTGATGTTTGCCGTGCCACTAGGAGGGGCTGCAGAGAACGTCAGTGTTGTGCCAGATACAGAGTATGTGCTTGGGTCTTGTAGGACGCCTGTAACGGCAACCAGAATAGACGACGTTGTGGCTGGAGCCACCGACATTGTGAATGCGACGGTAGACCCATTGCCATTGAATGTATCAGTGACAAACGCCGTAGTTGTTGGTTGGTTGCCGATGTACGACATGGCTTATGCCCCTAGAGTTAACTCGTTCCAGCTACCGTTTGCTTCATCCCATACATAGACTTTGCCGTCAGTTGGATACGGAACAGGAGCCTGCCATAAGCAAGTATCGCCATCTAGAACCCAAGATGAAAACGGCTGCGGAGGGATGAATGCGTCTAGCTGTTTGTCGTAGCTATAACCAATACCTGCGTAATTCTTGCGCAGCGCAACGCCGCCGTCTGGCTGGCCGTCTTGGCCGTAGTGAACGCCACCACGGGTGTTGTACGAAGTTTGGATCCACTCGCCCGGCGAGCTGTCCACAAATGTGTCAAAGAATTCTGGTTCAGCAACAATGACTTGCGTCACTTTACCGTCAGTAACTTTAGCAAAATGTCCCATTATTTGTCCTTAAGCTGTGAATGTGCCAGAGGTTGTGAATGTATGAATTGTATACCCGCCAGAGCTGGTAACGGTACCGCCTGTTGCACGTTGTGCGCCAGAGTAGCGGATGATTACAACTCCAGAACCACCTGCGCCACCGGTTCCTCCGTAAGAGCCGCCACCGCCACCACCGCCTTTATTTGCTGTGCCAGCCGTTCCGGGAGTTCCTGAAGATGGAGCTGCTGCTCCACCCCCGTCTGTTGCTGTACCAAGGTTTGGAGATGCGCCATCACGTATACCACCGCCACCGCCACCGGCTCTACCGACAGCTGACCCGGAAATAGATGATGTGACACCCGCTCCGCCGGGGCCGCCGTTGTAAGCATTTAATGTGCCTTGACCACCAGCTGCGCCTGCTCCGCCGCCGCCAGAACCTGACCCGTTATTACCTGTACCGCCAGCATAACCTTGACCTGATGTGCCAGAACCGCCAGCTGCTGAGTTATTTGATGCGCCACCGCCAGAACCGCCTGATGAAGCAGGGTTGCTATTGTACGAGCCACCGCCGCCACCAACGCATGAAATTGACGCAAATGAAGATGTGCTTCCAGAAACGCCAACAACGCTAGAAGTGCTTGTGCCTGCGCCACCAGAACCAACAACTACCGCATAGGCCGTTCCAGAGACAACGGACAAAGGAGATTCGGCACTAGCGCCACCACCAGAAGACTCGCCCGTAACAGAAGAACGGTATCCACCAGCTCCGCCACCACCCCATGATGCGCCTCCGCCGCCAGCAATGACAACATACTCAACGGTGTACGCTACGGAGAAAGCACCCCAAGAACCATATTGATATATCTCTGTGGCTCCAGTTGTGCTGTTGTAACGAATCTGACCGGCCGCTGGGGTTGCAGGGCGTTGCGCCGTAGTTCCAGATGGAAGCTGTGCTGCACCTGTGCCAGTTGCGCTTGCCGAGTCTAGGGCTGCTGCTGAGCCGATTGTGCTAATAGCCATTATTCACCTCTTGGCTGATTTGCTACCATCTGCGCTTCATATGCGGCGATCACTTCTGGCGTCCAATCTGCTTCGGCAATAGCCTTTACGCGCTCAGAAACGCCGGTTAGATCTTGCCCCGGAGTCAAGCTTGTGCGGTGGTAGGTCTGTGTCAGCAGAGCGCCGTCCTCGATGATGCGAGTTGCTTCGCGGAATTGAATAACACCGTTTTCGGTTACGGTGATTTGATCTATTACGGTTTCTTTAGTGAGCGCCATTTTTTGTTCCTTTGTGTCTGGTTATGCCAATCCGGCCTAACTAATTAAACTTCATAAACCAAAAAACCGCTTAAAAAACTTGTGTTTTGAAAGACTGTCTGATCTAAAGGGCTGCTTCCGTTGCCACCAATTTGTCGTAGAGTGCCAGACGATGCGCCGTTTTCTACGCTCCAGTAGATGCCATATCCAGCTGATATTCCTGTAAATGTGTCGTGGATAATATAACCGAAATTATAGGTTCCACCAGATGTAAAAGGAAGTCCGGCAACAGCCGCTGAGCCAGTGCTTGATCCTTTGTTTGACATATTTATCCGAAACTGAACATGAACAATTCTTCCTATTTTTGTATAGTTTCCAAGCTGTGCTGAATACGTAATCCCAGTTGAACCGCCGCCAAAAGTAACTGCTGGAGTCCAAGTGCCTTCCTCATAGTCATCCAGCGTGTTTGCGTCGCTAGAGGCTGATTGAGTTGCTGGGAAGGCGATGCCTGTTCCAGTGGCTGCTGTATTGCCGCCTGATAGGCAGAGGATTGGTGCGCCTGCGTTTACACGCATTTGTTCAGTGTTGCTGGTACCAAATACCAAAGGTTGAGCGCCGACTGTGCCGACAGACATAGAGCCAGTCTGGGCATACGCATAAACGCCGCCAGCCGTGCTAAACGGGCCTGAGCCGCTGTAACCAGAGCCGTTAATACCGAAGTCACCGTAGTTGGTGGAATCCGTGCCGCTGTTGTTAGACACGATCAGATCAGACGAAGCCGACGAGCCAGAGCTTGCATTTTGCAGGACTACTTGGTTGTAACCGTTGGTGTTAGATGCAAACGAAGCCAGCAGACCTGATGCTCCATAAGACAGCGAATTGCCGAATGTAGTCGTGCCGAGTATTGTAGGGCTTTGCGGCAGCGCTACTACCTGCGTATTCGGGCTTGTGTAGTAGACGTAGACGTTGTTCGTGCCAGACGGAGGGGCGCTGGTGAACGTAATTGTGTTGCCGCTGACGGTGTAGGCTGTACCGGGGTCTTGTGGCACATTGCTGATAACCGCTTGGATGGCGGCGACAGATGCAACAGGGCGGGACAGCGTGAATGCTGTCGTAGAGGCATTGCCGGAGAAGAAATCTACGGCCGGGACATAATTCTGATTAAGCTGGGTGTTCCCGATGTAGGCCATGTTACACCGCCGTCAGTGCAGATACCCAGCAGTCGGCAGAGCTATTCGCGCTTGCCACAGCCACCAGTACGTCTGAAGACTGAAGCACCACTCGGTTGCCCTGAATGACTTCCAGCGAACCGCCGACCGGCACAGTCGCGCCCTTAACCAGATAGTAGTTAACAGCAGAGCGAGTGACGTACACATCGGAGGTGATCGGGGAAGCGGATGTATTGGCTACCACCAAGCTTGCTACGGCCAGCGTGCCAGAGGATACGGTGGTAACTGTAGACCCTGCCGTGGTAATGTTCTTCACGGCGTAGGAAGCGTTGGAGTAGGTAGTCATATTAACCCATCATAAAAGAGATGAAGTACGCTTGGTCTGCGGTAGCGCCGCTATTGGCCTGCCACGACGGAGCTGTACCAACGCCGTTGCCGGTGAGCAGATACCCAACGGTTGGCGTGTTAGATGAGTACACAGAGTTTTCTGCGGGGTAAGTACAGAATACAGTTTGTGTACCAGTGCTGAAGTTAACCTTAGAGCCACCGGCAGAAGATGCTATGACCGTGTCGCGGGAAAGCGTATCTGGAGAAGCGTCAGTAACAGTGCCGATGCCAACTTCCCAGTTAGCGCCGCCCTGATCCGCGATTGTGTAGTAGGTGCTGTTGCCGTTGCCAATGCCGGAGACAAAGGTCTGATAGCCGGTTACTGCCCCACCTAGATTGACGGTAGCAGTCCCCGGCGCGGCGGCCGTTTCTTGTACGCGATCTCCTACGACGAAGGCCATTTAAGGCTCCTTACGACGTAGCAGTTGCGCTGTAAGTGACGCTAACGGTGTCGCCTGCAGTGGTGGTCTTGGCTGTTGCAAAGTTGCCAGCGCTATACAGCGTACCAGCCGTACTGCCTTGCGTGTTAACGGCGCCAGTACCAGTAACCAAGAAGCAGCCACCAACCGTGCCGCCAGCACCAGTGATGGTGTATGTGATTGCACTAGCTACTGACGAGGTCACGTTAGCAGGGGTTGCACCAGTCGAGGTTGCCGAAGCGAACACAGCCGTGCCGCGAACAGCGGAGCCGCCCACCGTGTAGTTAACGAACTCAGTCCAGCCACCGTGCGATGCCATGGTGTCGGTTTCTGCGTAAGTACCAGTGCCAGATACCAGACCAAGGAACGGACCAACCACGCTATACGAGCTACCCTTCAGCAGCGTGTCCAGAAGCAGTTCTTTACCGATTGCAACGACCAGATTAGGGAAGCTTTCTTCCCACTTCAGGTTGCCGTCTTTGTCGTGGCAAACAACATGGTAGTGGCCAGCGATCAATGCCGACTCGGCGCTAATGGCGTTAGCTTGCAGAGTTGCCACTGCGTTATCGCCAAAACTAGATAGTTCTTTTTGCATGTCAACTCCTATGCTATGCGAATGACAGCCGCCGTTGAGGTGTCTGCCGGGAATGTTACTGTGAATGTGCTGGTTGCTGTTTTATCAGAACCAAAGTCAAGAACGCATACTGCTGCGCCGGTTGTTCCATTGTAGATCAGTGCGCCGCGAGCGGTAAAGTTTGCTGGGTCCCAAGTGGCATTTTCAAACGAAATATAAGCCACCGTAGAGTTTCCTGTGGCAACCGGAAGAAGCGTTAGGTCTTTACCTGTTGCTGTATAACCCGTGCCATCAACTTCACCGTCTGATGTATACGCAGTTGTCTCTGGGCCAAGGTTTGCATTTGCTGTGTACAAAGCGATCTTATATGTATACGGCGTACCGGTGGCAAAGTCTTCATTGCCGCTGGCAAGGTTTACCTTGAATATGGTGCATGCGCCTTGCTGGATCATGTTGTCACCCTAACTCTTGGAGTGCCGCTACGGTACATGTCGGACATTTCCATGCCATCGCCCAGACGAATCAGCTGTTGTATGGCTTCATCGTATTTAGCCTTGTAATACTGAACCATGTCCTGCTCGCCCTTCTGGAAGATAACGGCTTCCAGCATAGAGCCATAGAGCAAAATCGGAGAATAATTGTCGCCAAGCCACGATGTGCCTGTCGAGTTTGATACAGATGCCACCGGAACAGAGAACCCTGAGCCTGTGCCGCCAATACTGGAAGCGGCCGCGCTTAATGTATCTCCAACGACATACAGAGACCCGCCGTTCTTGATCGTAACGGACGAAACCCCACCGGCAGACACAACAATGTCTGCAGTGGCATATGTGCCATTACCGCCGGTCAGGCTTACATCCAAGTAAGTGCCATTGGTGTACGAAGATCCTGCTGTGATAACGCCAAGGCCGTTGATAACGCCCTGAACAATCGTTGGTGGATAATAGAAGTAATGCAGCTCTACGCTGTAGCTTGCGTCAGGAGTTGGGCCAAGAATAAACGACAGCTCATTGCGGCTTGCGTACTGAGGGCCAAACAGGGCGTAGTACCGTGGAAGGCCTGTATCAGTTGGATTCGGATAAGCGGCACGAATGAAGTTAACGTCCTTGTTTAACAGGTACTCGTAGCTGCCATCATCTTGAATGACGGCCATAGAGAACGTCGACAGGTAATCATCAGGGCATGCAAGATATCTGTTGTTCAAAGTAGCCGCGCCAACAACATTCTTTCGCAGCGCAGGGATCTGAACGGTGTTATAAATCCGTTCTTCAGCCTGCTGCACAAACGTCGGAATGCTGGCAACAAACAGCTGTTCTGTCGTTTCCAGATAGTCCTGAATGTTCTGCGAAAGTTGTTGGTAGTTCATGGTTAGCCTTGCTTACCGCTGATCTTACGACCCTTAGTTGCAGCGCCATATCCCTTCATCTGCTTAACGCCGTACTGATCTTTGCCTGCATAGTTCTTGGTCTGATTGCCAAGGCTAATGCGTAAGTCATCAAGCGTCGAACCGGTGCGATATACGCCATCAGTCGAGTTGTTGTTTGGTTGTGGCTGCTTGTAAACGCCGATGTCGTTACCGCCGCCAGCAGGGTAATGAATACCCGATAATTCGTCTGCTGTTTTACCCATGATTATCTCACTTCTGGTTAGCGGCACGAGCAAGGTTACGACCAACCTTTTTCATGGCGATAGAAGTAACGGTCGAAGCGCCCTTCTTGCCTTTGCCGGTTTGAACGCCAACGGTTGGACCGCTGTCGCCAAGGTTCTTGCCCTTGGTTTTACCTGTCTTAGTTACGCCATCTGCGGCACGTTTGTAAGCCATTTTGAACTCCTTTAGAGGTTACTGCATTAAACCACGACTATTAAACAAATTCCACATTAGGAATATGTAAACGTTCCCGACCAAGTGCCGGTTCCATAAGCATTTGTTGCTGACACAGAAACCGTACCCGGTGCATGCGCTGGCGTTACCACCGTAGCTGTTGCATCGCTCAGTACAGTAATAGAAGTACCGGCCGCCCCGCCAAAGTCAACGGCAGTCAATCCAGTCATTCCTGTTCCGCTTACGTATACGGTTGCACCACCAGCTGACGATGAGAACGGTGGCCCAACAGAGATAATGTCTGGAGCGCCCGGAGTTGGACCCGGAGCTGGCGCATCAACAGCAACAGTAACAGTTCCGATTTCTACGTTTAACAACAAATCATTCGGAGTTAATCCGGCATCATCTTGGCGAGATCCGCCAACAGGCGCCCAACCCCATTGAAACACTCTGCTACCGCCGCTTGGATATCCAAACCCATCTACGGTTGTATTGCCTGTTAAATCGATCTGTAGACCCGTTGTGCCGCCAACCAAATAGCTTGGGCTATCAGGGCGTGGCTCACGCACAGCCTGCGGATCATTGACTGGATACATGCCCAGCTGAAGTTGCGGCTGGTCTGGATCCCAACATGAGCGACACACCTTAATCCGGTATGGCTTTGTCTTAAGCACCTGAATGCTCAATTCCTTCAACATGTACCGCTCATTACAGCGATCACACTGAGCAATTGCGTATTTGCCGGATGCGTACTTAGTTGGCATTATCGATAATAGAACATATTGCGTGGAACAAAGCGAACAGAAGCCTTTTCTCGGTCTTCTTGCTCAGCAAGGGTCCACTGCTGTTCGTAGTCCGCTTTCAGCATCGGGATTCGATTTGGATCTACATCTGGAAGCTTCTGAGACAGATAAAATGCCAGACCGGCAACAAGACATGGGATAAAGCGGAATGGAATATCGCCGATATTTGTACCGCTGCCAGCATCCTGAACGCGACGCATACGCCAGTAAACGAAGGTGTACTGATCTCCCGGCGGGTTAGGTGTTGGCCACACATTGATACATGGCAGGTTATTCACAGTGACACTTGCCGCGTCTGCGTGAGATGCTGCTGTTGTACCGTTCTGACCGCGCCATGCATTTACTATCTGGTTCCCGACAATGTTCTGGTATGCGATGGTTTCAGATCCAATGTTGATGAAACCCACCAAGGGTAAGCTAGACGCATTATCGACAGTAATAGTAGTATCAGTAGCAGAAATGCTTCCATCAAGGGCCGTGCTGGCCGTAGCCGGTATAAGACCCGTTTGACGGTTGATCCACACTTGGATAGGACGGCCATTGGTATTCTTGTTCGGAATGGTTGAATAAGTGGACTCAGAGATCCGATTGATGTTGATGTCAATCTGATTGGTCTGAGAGCCATTGTCTGTACGAATAACCTGATCCAGAAGATCGATTGTGTCCACGGGAAGTGCATAAACAGACTGATAGCTATTAAGCAGGATTTGACCCTGTTCAATAGTCCACAGGTTGATGCCGCGATTTGCCCATTCAATGGTCAGCAGATTCATACTGCGCTTAGCGGTTCTGAAGTCATAGCCTGACCGCAGCTCTTTGCCACAGCGCTCAAAGGCCTCTTCGATCAGGTCGTTGAGGTCTAAGTTAAATAAAGATGTACCCGAAGTGGTGGCCATTATTTACAGTTCCATCGCTTAAGAGAAGCTGCTTTGCGAGTTGGTCTGCCCTTCTCGTCCTTCATCGGACCGGGCATTCCCGACATTCTGGCACAGAACGACTTGCGTCGAGCTGCGTCCTTCTCTGTTTTTGGGTTTGGGGCTGGAGCCTTTAAATTGGATCCTGTTTCCCTGTTGTATTTGGCGCGGCCTTTGGCAGTCAAACCCGCCCCTTTCGAGACAGGCAGCTTCTCGCCACGACCGACTGCAAGGGTTGGGTTCTTCTTTGCCATTACTTCATCTTCTTCAGGGTTTCAGCCAAACGAGCGCGTTGACCGAGCTTGCCCGGCGCTTTAGCTGCTTTAGACAGCTTCTTCGCTGGGATCTTCTCGCCTGCCTTAACGCCAAGAGCCTTGCGCAGAGCGCCCGGCTTCTTGATTGCGCCAGCGATCCAACCGCCTTTTGCATACTCATCAACGACATCGGGATTGTCTTTACGAACAATCTTCTTTGCCTTTGGCATTTTAGAGGGCATGATATCGCCCATTCCGCGAGAAGCTCTCATGATTACACCACACGTCCGCGTGTTTTACCACGTACAGCACAACCATCGGCGCGACGAGAGGCCGAACCAATTGAGCCGCCTTTAGCTTTTTTAACAACATCAACTTTCGGGTTGTTAACTTGTTGCATAGTTTTAGCGCGACCAAGTTCACGTTGAAGTTCGCTGGCATAGCCTTCTGGGGCATTCTCCAAAACCTTCTTACCGCCGTACATAACGTCGTTTTCAGACCAGCCGCCGTCTTCTCCTCCGGCAATGTAGTCTTTTTGCGTGTAACGCGATTCTTTCTTATCGGCCATGATTACACCATGCGTCCGCGAGTCTTGCCCTTAACGGCAATGCCATCTGCACGTTTAGATGCTGATCCAACGCTGCCGCCCTTCTTGAACAAGCTGCCCATTTCAGACTTGGTCGTTGGAGCGGCTTCTTCTTTCTTGCGAGTGGCTGCATCAGCAGCGGCTTGTTGCGATTCCTTAGAAGGAGCCTTTTCTTTCACTGGCTCAGTCTTTGGCGTTGTAACCTTTGCAGATTGCTCACCAGCTTTCATCGCATTAAACAGCTCTTCGTATCGGCTAGTCATGTTAGCACTTCCCGCCTTTTTTCATTGTCACTGCGCGAGCTTTGGTTTTGCCTTTAGTGGCAATGCCATCTGCGCTCTTATGGCCAGCAGCCAAACCGCCGCCTGCCATCTTCTTGGTCTTGCCACCGCCGCACATCTTGGTGCAGCCGCCCTTCTTTAGAGCTGCGAGATCAGTCTTCTTGCCGCCATGCAGTTGTTTATCATGCATGCCAACAGCTTTCTTGATCATCTTCTTGTCTTCGACGATGTCGTCATGTTTCATCTTTGCCATAGTTCCACCTTTAGCGAATGTCTTGCCTTTGTCGGCTGCGGTAAATTCTTTACCAACAGACTGTTTGATGCCAACCTTCTTGGCAAACTGTGGGTTGTGAGCCACAGCAGCCATCAGATTGTGCTGCTTTTTGCTAACGCTGGGCATGCTGAAGCTCCTTAATGAAGACATCAATCTTTTGATCCAGCCTTTCAAGCCTGTCGATGACTCGACCGATGTCGGCGTGGACTTCGGCTTTGGTGACGTACTCCTTGGCGATCTCTTCACGGGTGCGGTTGAGGAGGATCGAGAGACGTTGGATTTCTGTCTTGGCGTCGTCAAATTCCTTCTCCTTGATCTTCGCAGCCCAGCTAATCACACCAAGAAATACGGTTATTGCCGCATTCCACATGATGCCCCATTCGGTCATAGAGTCGCTCCATTAACCGTAGAACACCGTAACGGCGGACACGTTAGCGTCTGCGAATGTAGCGTAGATGCTCGTATCGAACTTCACGCCTTCGCCCGGAATGTAAATATTCTGGATGCTTGCAGCTGCTGGAGTGGTGATTGTCATAATGGTTGTGCCGCTAGAGCCGCCGTCTTTAATTGCAACAGAGCTTGCAGTCGCGCCACAAGTAACAACAATACCCTTAACTCGTGCAGGGCCGCCAAATACAGCGCCGCTTGCGGAAAGGGATTTAGCCTTTACGTCAGTTTGCATCATAATCTTCTCCTCAATGGACAACAGGGGGCTTCCGCCCCCTAGTCATTAGACGTTCTGTTGACCGCTGAGAGGATCTTGCACGTAGTACGTGATGATGCCCGACAGGACGGTGCCGTTAGCAGGAGCATTAGCGCCAGTGCCAGCGGTGATGTAAACCATCTGAGTCGACGACAGAACGTTGGCAATGCCGCCGCCGTTAGTGGTCGAGGCTACGTTCGTAACAGAAGCTACGTTAGCGTTGCCTTCGTTGATGATGCCGTTTGCATTGGTCGTGCCAGACGAGTACAGGGTGAAGCCCATGTCAAAGGTCTTGGTGGCAGCAGCGTTTGCAGTAACAGCGGTCACGTCAAGAATGACGGCGCCAGCTGGAAGGATTACATATGCGTTGCTCGACGACGAAACGACGCACTTGGTGGTCGAAGCGGCAGCCAGATTTGATGCGTAAAAGGTTGCGGTCATTACACCAGAACCACAGTATGCGGTGCGAGTTTGATCGCCGCCGCCCGAACGCCAGATGCTTTGGGTAGTAGAAACAGCCATGTTAATTCTCCATACAGTATAGGCCAGTCAGTCGGTATGGCGTCTGCCGGGGCAGTCTGAAAGGCCGGGAATCCCGGTTTATTTGATATTACTCTTGCTTTAAATCATGTCAACTACTTATAAAGAAAAACCCCGCCGAAGCGGGGCTTTCCTTGTTGCTTGGCGTTATTAGGCGCCTTGCGAACCGTACATGCCGAGAGGATCCGACCAGCCGAACGAGTAACGCTCACGAGCCTTGTAACGTACGTTACCAGTATCGAAGTCACCGTCCATGCTGTTTTGCAGCGGAGTACGCTCAAAGTGCTTCATGCCGTTTGGAACATCGGTCGTCAGGAACCATGCGTTCGTGTCGGTCAACCAGTGGTTGATCGTGTAGCCTTCGGCTACCGAACCATTGTTCTTGATGGCGTTGATGTCGTTGTCGTTGGTGCCAACACGCAGCTCGGTTTCGAGCAGGCGGGTTGCAACGAACTGCAGCGAAGTTGGAACGATCAGCTTCTTAGGCTTAGCAGCGATCAGCAGACCACGTTCATCCGTCCACAGGCTGATTTGGATAACGGCAGCTTCAAGCGAAGTTTCGTTAAGGTCAGCAGCAGTTGATGGAATGTTCGAGTTCGTGCCACCAGATACCAGTGGGTGCGAAGCCGAGAACAGAGGTTGACCGTCACCACCGTTGTAGCCCGAGGTAAAGCCGTTGTTCAGAACAGCGGCAGCCTTGACTTGCTTGGTGTAAGCCATCGAACGAGCCAGAGCCTTCGTGTAACGAGCCGACAGCGAGTCGTACAGGTTATCTTCAATGGCTTCTTCAGTCAGGCTGAAGCCCATTGCGATGGTCTCGTGGTTGTATCGGCTGGTCCATGCTTCTTGACCGTTGTCATAAGCGATGGCCGAACCTTCAGGCTTAACCGGAGCAGCCGAGAAGCCCGACAGCTTGGTTTCTTCTTCGAAGCTACGTTCCGAAGATTCGGTTTCGTAGATCTCTTTATGCTCTTCGCCGTAACGAGCATATTCCAGACCGAACAGGGCGTTCAGGCCGGGCAGCAGCTCTTTAAGCAGTTGTGCGCGTGAAATTGCCATGATTAACTCCTATTAGGCTGCGTAATCCAGACCCGTGGTACCAAGGATCTGCGGATTGTTGAGTTTGACAACTACTTCACAGTAGGTAGTCGACGAAGTGTTGGTGTCAGTTACGACGCCGATTACACGCAGTGGCAGAGCAGCAGCGTTGCCAGCGGCATTCGTAGCGTAAACCGAAACAGCCGAGTCACCAGTTACAGTCGAACCAGTACCTTGGCGAACAGGAACGTTCGTGCCAACGATGCTTTGGTTTACCGAAGTAACGGTAGTGTTGCCCGAGTAAGTCACAGCAACCTTGAAGGCAGCCATTGGATCGTCGATAACGTATGCAACAGCGTTGCTTACGCCCGAGTTACCCGGATAGTACTGAGCCTCAACAGGCTGGCTCATCGAGTTGGTGTAAGCCACGCCAACAAACACGCCATAGGTGTTGTTTGCAGCAGCAGTTGTTGCGTCGTCCGTAACGGTCGATTTTACGATTGTGCCACCAGCGGCGATACGCACGATGTCGCCGTTGTAGATTGCGGTGTTATATGTCGAGGCAATCGGCAGTTGCTTGATTGCGCCAGCATAAGGCAGGCCATCTACACGGTTGATCGGCTTGAGGCCGTAAGGGGCGCTAACGGTTGGGTATGCCATAGTTAACTCCAAAGATTTAAAAGATTAAGAACCACGGCCAAAGCTAGTTGAGGACTTCCGTTCATTGAACAGAGGCATCCGCGCATCGCTTTGACGCATAAGGTTATTGTCTACAGCTTCCGTCTGGGACTGCGTCTGGCGAGCGTAATGTGCATTACGTTGTTCGACGAATTCCTTCGGGGTTTTGCAGAGCAGCAACCCGCCAATCTCAATGTTGTCTTTAAAACGACTATTTGGATCGACTAGCAGTTGAAATTTTGGTTGCTCTTCAAGCTTAACCGGTTCCCATCCCTCACGAAGTTTGGCCGAGAGGTTGCGTGGGTCCGCAGTATTAAGCGTTGAAACGCGAATCCAACGATAAGCAAATCCAGCCTGTTTGTCTGGCTCTGGGAGAAGCTCTGCAGGCATCCACTGCTTTGGACGCTCCAAGAGTTCACGGGTTTGCATATCACGAGTAACTTTGTTGTTTTCAGCCATTTTTACGACTCCAATTTAAGAAATTCTTTAACGTATTGCTCGGGTGTAATGCCTAGCTTCTTAGCCAGCAGCACCTGCGATGTCTTCAGCGTGACCTTCTTCGAAGAAGTTGTTCGCTTGGCAGACGCAACTACATTCTGTGCTTTCTTTGGAGCTTCCTCCTGTTCGTCGTCAAAATAGTCAGAAAACGTCTTCCGAATTGTCTTGTCCAATTTGGAGTAATACATATCAGACCCAACTTCGACTCCAGAATCTCTTAAGTCCTCGTGGACGCCAAGAGCATATGCAGTCATTGCACGATTCTTTCCGAACCAGCTATTGCGCTTTTGCCACGCCATAACCTTTGGATCGGGCTGAACCTGTTGAACCTGATTCTGTTGTGATTGAACTTCAAAATTATCTTCCTGTAAAGGAGCTAATTTAAAGTTATTCACTCGGTCTAATTTAAGCTGTGTTTTGGTCAGCTGCTCCTGCGCATTAAGAATCTGATCTGGGTCTCCAGAATCATATGCTTCGCGGTAAGCTTTCTTGGCCATTTCCAGCTCAAGGTTGGCGGAGTTCTGCATTGCGCCAACATATTCTTTTTCGCCGTTTTGAATCATGGATTTGAACTTCTTGTTCTCTTCCAGAAGGCGACGCGTAGCCTCAATGGCTGCATCACGTTCGCGCTGCGCTTCATCTGCAGTGCGACGTTGGTCGTGATAAACCTTTTTCAGCTGTTTAAACTTGGTTTTAACATCGTCTGAATAAGATTCCAATTCATCTTTTTCAATTTCATCGACGATTTCTTTTGGCATTGGCTTACGGCCACGATCCTCTTCAGGGGTGTCGTCTTCAATTTCAATGTCAAAATCATTGCCAGAATCAATCTTTTCATCGACTTCATCTGGGAATTTAAATTCTTCCATTTCCATAGGTGGCATTTTGTCTGCTCCTTATTTACGTTTAATACCGCGTGGGTCCAGAACGGTACCCTCTACGGTGTCATCATTGATCATGCGGAATTCCCGGCCATGAATGACCAGACGCGAACCTGAATGCGGTCTTACAAGGATGAAATCACCCTTCTTGCACCAAGGGCCACTTGGGAACTTCACTGGATCTTTATATGCATCTGGACCTAGCTCTACCACGAACAGCACTGTGGTCAGCACTTCTTCGTGTTGAAGGGTCATGTCAGCCTTGATGATGCCGCTGTCATATTCCTTCTCAATCTCAGGAATTGCACAAAGGATGTGGTAACCAGACGGAGTCGGCAGTTGTGCGGCCTTCTCGTAATCGGTTGCATCCCCGACGATTTCTTTGATTTCTGCTTCTTCTCTTGCTTCCTGCTTCGCTTTTGCGACCATGTTTGATAGGTCAAGCGCGTCGGTGTTTGAGCCGACAAGGATTTCACTCATCAGAGATCTCCAGTTGATGTTGTAGGTCTTTTACGTATTGCTTCACGTAGAGGAGACCCTTAACCTCTCCGCAAAGTTGCTTGTATTCCTCATAGGTCGTGGCGCGACCAGAGGACATATGGTCTTTAAGCTGGCTAACTTTGTCGTCCACCTCTTTGGCGATGGCTTCAAAAATGTCCATTACTCATTTCCCTTTTGTTTACCGGATTTCATGATGTCAGCCATGATCTTCTTATCGAGGAAGTCATGCTCGTTGATGTTATCCATGCGTTTACGAACCATTTCTCGCTTGAATTTGGTGGCTTCCATCTCTTTATCAGCGTGGATATCGGCTGCGTTTTTGATGAAATCAAGCAGATTCGCGTTCTTTTCCTGCGCAAGCTTTGCTTCAGAAGCTTTGTTTGCTTGAGTTGCTTGGGCAGAAATACGCATGACTTCGATTTGTTGTTGCTTGGTCTTAGCCGCTGCGTCCATCATATCCTTCTGGACCTTACGCTGCAGGTCGCCCTGCTTGATCTGAAGCTCTTGCTGTTGCATTTGAACCATTGGATCCTGAGCCTGCTGGGCAGCCTGTTGCTGTGCGGCTTGCTGTTGGTTCTGTTGTAGCAGCTGTTGAGAAGCCTGAGCCAACATCGGAGCAAGGATTGCTTCAACTTCTGGATCCATGTTTTTCTCTTCGCCGCTTGCGTCCGTCTGTGGAGGCAGGTTCATGCCAAGCTGTTTCTCAATCTCAACACGGTAAGCGAAGCCAACGTGTTCATTGATATGGGACTGCATAGCTGCCTGCAGCGTCTGAGCTTGTGGCGATTGGCCAAGCACCTTGAGGATCTTTGGATCCTGCATGGCGTTCATGTGAACCATGATATGAGCTTGGTGATCCTGATATGCGAACGCCTTAACAGGTTTGTTCATCAGGATGTTCTGGTTCTCAGTTACTGGATCCTGTGGCTTCTGATCTTCTGACATAGGGACCAGCTTCGCAGCATCTTTGATACCGAGTACGTCAAGCATCTGCCGGTGGAGCAATGGCATGTTGTACAGTTGTGGCGACTGTTGGGCAAGTTGAAGAACAGCCTGATATTGAACGATCTTCTGAGCCATCGTTGCGGCGTTCGGATCGGATACCGGAATAACATCAACGTTCTCATAGTCCGAGCGCTTCGCTTTGCGCGAACCAACTTCCGGCTCATAGTCATAATCCTCTGGCGCAGTAAATGCAATCAGGTTCTTCAGGAGCTTCAGTTCCTGCTTGAACGAGTAGTGCATACGAGCTTGAACAGCAGACATCACCTTCAGGGTACGCTCTAAAAGGGCCAGCGTGGTGCCTACAGGCGCATTTGCCGACATGTCTGATACTTGGATGTCAGCAGTGTTTGCAAATCGACGTCCTTCGTCGATTATTTTGTCCATCAGTCCGGCAAGAACCTGACTTGGCTCCTTATATGGGAGTGGCATGATGTTATCACGCATGACTCCGGCGGGAACGTCCACATCCCGGAACTCTCCCGGAGCGATAGGAGTATCATCCCCTTTAACGCGCAGCCCTCTTGTTTTGAAACCACCGGGTAGGTTAGAGAGTGTCCCTGCATCCACCAACTGGCGAATAATGCTTGTGCCAGACTTGGCGTAAGCGCCGATAAGGTGAATAAGGCCGAAGCAATAAAAGCCAAAGCCGGGTACATAACCATAGTGAACAAAGTGCTGACGCTTGAGTTTGTTTTTGTCATCCGGTTTCCAATTTCTGCGAATGGCAAGTACCTTACCCGTACCCTTTTCGATGGTGATGACATACGGCAGGGCAATCCCTGTTTCTTCTCCGTCTTCATCAGTGTCTTCATCGCCCGGCAGCACATAGTCTACGTGCATTTCCAGAAGCTTGAAGCGGTCATCGGTGCTTGCCCGGAACCCTAGCTTTTCTGCAATTCGCTTTTCAATCTCGTCCAGAACCATAACTGGCTCACCAAGATTGACATCACGATAAAAGCCAGATGCCTGTAACTTCTTAATGTCATTGCCGCTCTTGCGCATGACATGTGTTACGCGTTCTGCCGTTTCAATGTTGGCAGCACCATATGGTACCACAAGGTCTTCAGCGGGGATGTAGATCGACACCTGACGGCCAAGCGCAGGGTCTTCATACACCTTCTTAAAGCCGTTACCAGACAGGCCGACGCCCCAGTAGTTGCGCTCTTGCTCAGGGCGGAACTCGGTCATGACCTCGGTCAGCTCGAAGTTCATGTCTTCCTGAACGCGATTAGCGGCTTCCTTCTTCTCTTGGGTCTCTTTGCCAATGATCTTGGACTTCACTGGACCCTGAGCTGGGAAGGTGGACATGATGGCTTCAGACTGGAACTTAACCAGAGCTTCTGCCAGCAATGGATGGTAGATGCCACAGGCGCCTTCCCAAGGCTCTGCACGTTCTTCGATCTTCAGGCCGAGCAGTTCGATACCGTCGACGTATGTCTGAACCCAGTCGCGACGCGAGTTAACGTCATCATCGAAGTTGCCAATCAGGTCAGAGGCGATCATTTCCAGAGCGCCTTCGTCCATTTCTTCGGCTAAGTTGTCATAAAAGCCTTCATACTCATCGGTTGGTTCGATTTCAATTTCGATATCACCGATGCCGATACTTACCGACTCTGGATCTTCAATTTCAATTTCAATCGGTTCAATACCCTGTTGGAGAGCTTCTTCTTCAAGACCCAATGGGGCAGCATAAAGACCTTTATCAATAGCCATAATTTATCTCAATAATAAGAAACCCGGCGTCTAATCACCGGTTCATCGGGTTCATCGGTTTCCATCCGAATAAACCCGCCTTGTCTAAAGCGCAAAAGGGCTTGGCTCGTGCTATCCACGATATCGTCATGCTCGCCGTTAGGAAATGAAGCGCATTCTTCCATGACTTCCTCAGCCCATCTTGTGTCAGGACACCATACATAACCTGATGCAAACAGGTCTGATATGGCGTTTACCCGGGCTATCTTATCAGAACCCTTATTCGGGGTATATTCAGATAAAGGTACGCCAATTGCACGCAATTCATAGATTAACGGGGCGCCTGCAGCTTTCTTTTCAATAATGAGCGTGTCTGGCTGAAACTCCTGATACAGCTCATATGCCTTGCGTTTTAGCTCAGGGAACTCCATCCGCGCCTTAAAACAGTCCAGCAGAATGACATTGGCTACAGGTTCGCCGTTCTCATTGTCCCGATAAAAGACGCCCCAAGTCGTACAAACTGAGAAGTCGGCACGGTTATTCTTTTCGAAAGCGGTATCCCAAGACTGGATGATGAACTCACAGGGAGGCGGTCTTTCGCCTTCCCATATCTTCCAGTACTCCCGCTTGATCATCGCCCCTTCTTCCGAAGTCGGGTTCTGTTGGTACTGGGCTTCCCACTTGCTGACCGGGATTTCTGCCTTGATTGCCTCTAGTTCCTTCTGGCTCCAGAATTCTGGCCACAGCGGCGCTCCAGATGGCATGAGGGCAGGGAACTCGATTACTTCCCATTCGTCGTCACTTCTCTTTGCTGCGTTATTTAAAATTTGTCCGGTCAGGTCTCGCTTAGACCACCGGGTCATAACCACCACAATGGCGCCACCCGGCTGCAGACGCTGACGAGGACCGGAGCTGTACCACTCATACACCCGGTCATAGACCTCTGGGTTTCCCAGCATGGCCTCTTGTTCTGAGTGCGGGTCATCGATGATCAGAACGTCTGCGCCTTTACCGGTAACCGCGCCGCCGACACCGATAGCGAAGTAATCACCGCCCTTATCTGTGTTCCAGCGGCCTGCCGCCTTACTGTCAGACGACAGCTTTGTTGGGAAAACCGCTTGAAAATCTGCAGAATTGACGAGGTTACGCACCTTACGACCAAAGCCAACGGCTAGTTCTGCGGTGTGGGCTGTCTGGATGATCTTCTTTTGCGGATATTTGCCTAAAAACCATGCAGGAAACAGGTAAGAAGCAAACTCAGACTTGGTGTGACGCGGTGGCATATTGATAATCAGGCGCTTTAAGCTGCCATTTGCCACCCGTTCGAAGGCATCTGCCATGATTTTGTGGTGCCGACCCCCAATAAATGATGGCCACATATCCCCAACAAAGGACATAAAGCTGTCTTTGCTGCGTTCGATCTTATCCAGCTTCAAAAGCTGATGGATCTTAGGGATTTTAGGGTCGTCAGGCGGCAAAAGCTCAAGAAGTTTTAGGTACTTCTGGGCTTCTTCCCGGGTCAGCAAGTTGCTCACAGGCTGGCAACCTCATCTAAAGTGCGTTCTTTTACAGTGATGCTGCGAAATAGATGGGGTTTTACATCTAAAAGACCCTGTTTACGCAGCTCATGCACGATTCTGTGGATGTTTGACTTACTTTTCAGGCTCAAACCGGTGGCAATGTTGGCATAAGAAGGGGCAAAACCCTTGATTTCCACATATGTCTTGATGAAATCAAGCACTAACTTCTGCTTTGGCGTCATTTTTTCTTTCCAAGTTGAAGGTTTAAGTCATCCAAATTGAACAGGCTTAACACCGTGATTCCTTTTGGAAGGTAAATGTCCTGCTGATTCTTGCCGTTTCTCTTGCTTATAACGCTCATTGCCACAGAGGCAACTGGAATTCCTGCATTATTTAGGGAGTCAAAGCAATGTTTCATGCTTTTCCCGTGATTGCTCATCTCATCAACAATGACGGTCAGCTTATTGTCGACGCTGCCCTCAAATTGATTTAAGAGCGTGTAAGGCTCTATCTGGTCTTTACACAGGAATACGTTCACCCCTAGGTCTAAATAACGCGCTGTGAGCGATAGCGCAGGTCCTAGGGGGCTTCTCTCTGGTGAACATATCTGGAAATTCAGGTCTGGATCAAATCCTGCGAGTGTCTGAAGAATTGTCTTGGAGATCACAAAGCAGACATCAGGATTCATCAAAGCCTTTCGCGGCTGGATGATCCAGTCATAAAAGACTTCAGGGTTTGGGCTTTCAAACTGCCCATGTTCCACGCAGTAATCCCGAAGGTACGAACGAACCATATCAAACTCGCTCAATCAATCTCTCCCTCAGTGGGCCAAACAATCACAGGGGTTGATGGCCCTGCGTATAAACCCTCAATGTTGTAGTCGATGAATTCCTGCGCTTCTTCATAGCTCATGTCATCTCGTTTCATCAGGACGTCGATGATCTTCTCGCCGGAGTAGATCAAACGTTCAACGCGCTCTCCATCGCCCCAGACAGATGCCTGCCCAATTAAAGCCTTTTCTAAGCCATCGAATTTAATCACCGTGATACCCCGTTAAGACGATCTGCGATTAATGAAGCATAGCCAGCAATGTCATGCCAGCTATCTGCGTAGTTTGGATCGCCATTCAAGATACGGGCAATCTTGTGAGCAATCATCTCCAGCGACTCACGCTGGTCTGGCGCAAGAAAGCACCAGTTGTAGTTGGCTTCCATTTCGCTTTTAAGCGCCTGCGACAGCTTGGCATGTGATTCAAACTTGCCATAGCGCTTGCCGCGCTCAGTCAGGGTGTCAGTGATGTTCATTGCTGCGCAATTTCCAAAGATTTTCCACAACATGGACACAGACCATTACAGGTGCTGACCTTGATATGGCAATGATCACAATGGTAGACATGGAATACAGGATCAGGACTGTCATCCTTAATCAGGTCTGCGCCACCCATCGATTGGATGAGGTCACCAGTGATGTCGTTACGAGCGGTCATATTTAAAAAATATATTGGGGGTGGGGTGTTCGTAGAAACGTTCCTATAGGGGGTCATTCTGCAGGAGAACGTTCTTATAAGCAACAGACAATTTAAAGGGGGGTACCCCTATGGGCGACAGGCAGAACGTTCGTATGTAACAGGGGAATGGAAATGGGATGTGTGGATCATACTGTATAGCCCAGCCTGACATGACCGCCTAAAAAGCGGGGGTGGCGGTACCGTGGGTTGCATATATCCAAATCGGTTGACGGGATGGGGTCGAGATAATGCGTTGCCATTTAAATTTCAAATAGCTGATTGATTATCCCGAATCACATGGTGCAGTTAATGCTTAGTTACTGCTGAGTCTAATAGGCTGAGATGCTGTGACAGTTCATCCTTTAATTGCTCTGCGCTAATCTGTTCAACCTTGGTCTCAACCTTATCAGTAAACATCCCAACAGCCTTACCCATTAACTCCAGTGCTTTGAGTCTGGCTGATATCTGCACCTCTTCATTACCAGAGTGCTTTAGTAATTCCTCCATGATGTGCAATCTGGTTCTCTGAGCGTCCATGATTATGTTTTTTTCCTGCTTATCCCAAAGGTGAGATAGCAGACGCTTCACCTTCGGACTATTCATCAATCGATTCGCAGACGCTCCGATAATCGCTTCGTTATCTGTGGTGTTTGAATAAGCTTTTCGATATGCATCTCTTGGAGAGTTACCTTGTGTTACCAGAGAAACAAACATTCTTTGCTTTGGTGTTAACACTCCATCATTGTCTTGTTTTACTCCTGCTATCTTTCCTGTCTTGGTCTTATTCTCATGCATGGCTTGGACTGTTGCTCGCATTTGCTCGCTATTCATTGCGGGCGGTTCAATAATGAAAGCATGAGTATCAGGAACGACACTATCGTTATTAAACGGCTTATTAACGTCAATATCTTTGAGCATTTGCTTATTTGTCATGGTTGCACCAGTTGCAGATGATTAAACTGCTGTCGTTATATCTGTTGACCCATATTCAGTCAAATATCGTTCTGATTAAGTTCGTTATTAAAACCATCCTGTGACCATCCTGTTGTCTGTTGTCTCTCTTACTGCGGGATCATCACTATTCGGCTTCGCCTGATTCATTCCGGCGCATCACCTTGGTTAACAGACCATCACCAGACCCTCTGAGACCATCACAATCAACGCAGGACGCATCAGAAAAAATTCTTTGGACTCTGGCCTCACCTTTCCGAAGTTCGTTCGTCTATAGCTGTGAACACCAACAACACTGAGGGTCTTATGATCAAACAGATCGCCAACACAGCAGTACAGAATCATCAGTACATCGATACCAAAAAAACCATCGAACAACACCACGCAGAAACCAAGGCATTGTTCGCATCATGGGAACGTGAAGAGCGGATCAACAACCGAATCATTGGCGCAATGATCGTCATCTCTCCGTTTGCAATAGTGGCTCTGCGCTACCTTATCGGGGCTACAGCATGAATCAATACGCAGAACTAGCACAGGACATCTGGCCTCATGCAACACCTGAACAGATCGCAGTACTGTCTAATGCCTTACGGAAAGGATTTGCCCGTTCGGCTTCGCCTAGCACAACATCTCCGGCGCAGTCAAGCACGAACGTTCACCCCAGTAAACAAGCGGCTTCCAGCCATAGTGTTGCGTTTAAACAACAGAGTGATAGCACAAAGTGAATCAAGGGTATTGTGTTCCGTTTAAACGTCAGGCAGAGTAGAGCCTGTAGTGATTGATCTTTAGTAGTACGCAGTATGGGGCGGCGAACCCATAACGGACTTGGGCAAGGATGAAAGAAACCCAGACCTCCGCAGATTCCTCAACCGATGCCGAGAAGCAGTCGCATGATCTAGGCCACCCGTGAGTGGCGAGTGCGGCAAGTCAAGAACGGCATCTGATCTTGGATCAATCTACATCACAGGACATCTTCGTTTGAGGGTGTCCGATGATGTACTCACAAACAAACGGAGGCTGTCATGACCCACTACACAACCTACTATCGCAGCGCAAAGAAAATGCAACAAGAGCAGGACATGCGTGACCGGCTGAATCAATACTCAAATCACAACGGCTGTTTTACCGAGCAGGATCGCAAGGTTGCTGATGAATATCTGGCAAAAGAATTGCTCGCCAACTTCATTGCAACAGAACTTTAATTTGGAGGCTATATGCGAGACCAATTAATTAAAACCTATCTTGATTGGGTAAATAATTACCTGACAGTTGAGACGTTCGCAGATCACTATGGTCTGCAATTGGCAGATGCAGAGGCTTTAATCAAGGTATGCCGTAACGTGTATTACAACCCACACCCAGAGGCTTAATCATGTACAACATCACGACAATTCACCCAAACCTGTTTGCCAAGCGCATTAAACCGATGGACTACGTCACCAATGGCGATGACGTTGGGCGTTACTTTGGCACAACCAAGCGTGGCACTCACGTTGTGGCATGGGGCGATAAGCGGGACGATTACGAAACCGCAGAGAAACTAATTGCTTATTTAAATAAATATCAAGGGGCTTAATCATGGTTCATTTAGGACAACCGCAGTATTTGATTCGCATTAATAGTTCGGTACGGGATGTGGCAAAGCGCAAGGAATTGAGAATCAAAATGGAGCGATTCCTGCGTGGCAAAACCCGTTATACCCGTGAAGCGGTAGCACGTTCTGCTCTGGTTGATATGCCGGTCGGTCTGCGTGAGTACTGCGAAATGGTTGAAACTATTCCAATGCACTTTTAATCGGAGGCTTAATTATGCAATACGCAAATCACATTGGTTATTCTGACGTTAATCCATTTGAAATCGTTCGCATGGTCAGCGAAAAGACAGCCGACATCAGGGCGATGGATTCAGAGCGTGACCCAGATTGGAAACCGGAGTTCGTTGCCGGTGGTTTCTCTGCTGTCTGTCTGAATAATTGCGAACAGCGTTGGATTATCACGCCAAATGCGAACGGAGAGGTAGTTCGTATTCGCAAACATTCAAGCGGCGTCTGGAAAGATAAACATGGACGGCGTTATTCATTAGCTGACACTCCGCAGAAGTTTTACGACTACAACTTTTAATCGGGGGTTAATCATGGCTTGCTATTACGTCACGCTTTATATGACAGATCGTGCTTACGGCGGTGCTGAAGAGGGCGGTTGGTGGTACGACTGCGGTTATCCCGTGGTTGATTCGATGAACCGCTGTTTTAATTCTGAAGACGAAGCTTATGCCTATCGTGATTCTGAAGAGGTTCAATCTATTCTGGCTCAATTGAATGACGGCAAACCGGATATTAATAGCGTTAACTGCGAGGGTGTTTATAAGGTTTTCATTGATGAGAATCAATTCCCTGCTGAATATCCAACTGAACGTCCTTATTACTGCTAATCGGAGGCTTATATGTCACTCACACTCACAACCAAATATTTAGAAGCCACTAATACCCGTGGCGCACGAATCAAAGTTAAATGTTTTTATGGCGAATCAATTACTGTGCCATATAACCATGCATTTAGTGGAGTGGAGATGCATACATTCGCAGTCCTAGAATGGTTGCGTAAATACAAGCTAGATAACAAGGGTTTTAAATTCGCCATTGGCGATTCAGATCGTGGTTATGTTTTCTCGCATATTAGTGAAGTCGCAACATTCGACAACGAAACATTTCAAATTAAATGGCAATGAGGGTAATTAATCATGAAATCAAACTACAGCATTTACATGGAAGCAATTGACGCAGGTCACGCCGCTCTTAATGCGGCAACACCAACCCCGATGGTAGTGGTGGAGGCTGACATCTGGGGCAACCCAGTTGCCGGTGCTACCCGCCATTATGTGGATGAGGGTGCGTGTGGCTTTGCTTGGATTCAGATCAAGGGCAACACCGGCTTTGGTCGGGAGATGAAGAAACTGAACCTGTTCAGCAAAGCATATCCAACTGGTCTGCAGTACTGGGTCGGCGAGGGCGGTCAATCAGTCGAGCGTAAGGAAGCATTCGCCCGTGCATTCGCCAAGGTTTTAAATAAATACGGCATTCAAGCTTATGCCGGTTCACGTTTAGATTAATTAGAGGGAATTATGCTAGAGACAATCATTGCAAATATTAAACAAGCAATTCGGAATCGTGAGAGCGTGACAATTGGAGGCGGTGTATTTACACCACAGGAATTGCAAACGCTAATCGATCTGTATAACGAACATAATAAATAGGGGGTTATATGGAATACATCATCATCGATGATTTAAATAACAAGACTGTATATACAACGGATGACAAATATAAGGCCAAGGCAATGCAGGAAATCCTGATTGATAAATACGGCAGAGCATTCTTTGTTTGCGGTTCTAATTTAAATCCATCAACTGCCCTACAACAAGAGGCAGGTCAATTACAAATCAAATCAGACGTTGCTGTACCTGATCGTTCTTAATACTCGGAGGCTTAATCATGGGAAATCGCGCTGTTATTACTGCATCAACCAAACGAACCGGTGCTGTTGGTATTTACCTGCATTGGAATGGTGGCATTGAATCTGTTCTGGCTTTCTGCCATGCCGCACGGGATCGGGGCTATCGTGATCCGTCTGCCGATGATTCATACGCAATGGCTCGCCTCTGCGGTTTGATTCACGAATTCTTTGGCGTGTACGAATCAACCAGTCTGGGCATCGGCTGCATCGAACACCTCGACACCGACAATTACGACAACGGCACGTTCGTTATTGGTAAGGATTGGAATATCACCGACCGATGGGGTAAGGGTTCAACTGATGTAATGACATTGGATCAATTCACGCCACAGCAATTGAATCATTACACCGCCATTATTGATTTTCTAAAACAAACACCACAGCAACAAGCGGCTTAATTAATACCGGAGGCTTAATCATGTTTGATCAACACGACATTTGCGTAATGGAAGATGGCGATTACGAAGCATCGCAGGAAGAATATTTTATCTCGGTGCAGAAAGCCATTAACGATGGACTCTGGTCGCTACAGGGTAGCTATGGCAGGGCAATGATGGACGCCATTGAAGACGGCTATTGCGTACTAGGCCGCACCGGTTTCCGTGACTACTACGGCAATTACATTCCGTCCCGTGACGAAGTGGAAGACGGCACCAAGGGTTCTGTTGGTTATGTATTCCGTGCCAATGGCGAATACTGGACTGCAATGATCTCGGAGGTTTAATTATGACAGAAGCCGAATTCGATGAATACATTCAAACAGCCGATGGCGAGTCTCATTATTATGAGTGGTTATATGATGAAGACCCGTCACTCGGTAAACATTCAATTATTAAAGCAATGGAAGACGGCTATTTAATTGAAGATTTTATGGAACATTTAGGAGTTAATCGTGAACAAATATAAAGCATTAGAATATATCAGTGATCTAATTAGCAATTCAAACGTGGACATCGATAGCGATTTATATCGCAACGCAGTCAAAGCAATGGACTTTATTAACGGCTGTGATCTGGTTGATACTAAAACGCAGATGGCAATCATCTGGTCTATTGAAGACGTTCAAGAGGTTCGCCCTGATTTAAATGATGAACAGGCGGGTGAGGTATTAAGCAGGGTGGAAGACATCCACGACTGCAATTGTGGCATTACATGGGATACCTTGAGTATTGTGGCTGACGATATGTTCCCAGAGGCTGACGATGAATAAACCTCTGGTCACTCGAATGCTTAAAGCGTTCTGCTCCCAATGCGGGTACACGATCCGGCTCAGTCGCAAGTGGGCTGAAGCCGGATTGCCAACTTGCCCTTGTTGCAATATTAAATTGGAGATGGATAAATGATTCTGTGGCACATAAAACAAGACCGGCAATTAAAGACTGGCGATATCGTTGAAACAAAAGATGGTAACCGGTGGTATTTATTCGGTCGGCAAGAGCCAAAGCCTGATGATCCAGAGGGTGAGGTGCAATTGCATTCTCTTTGTGAGAAGCATTTATTTAAACGATTCTTTCCCCGTGCAATCGGGGCTGAATGGAGGGAATCATGACTGATTGTCCAAACAATGCATTACTGCAGGAATTGTACGAACTGATTCAAGATCAGGATTCAGACGAAGTGATCCCCATGCTAATCAGCGTGGCCTGTGGCTGTGCCGCTCAGGACGGCATTAACCGGAAGTTTATAACCAAGTACATGATGGAGTGTCTGGAAGACGCTTACGCCATGTTCACCCGTGATGAGAATGAGGCTGTGCATTAATGGAATCAAGAGTCCTGAAGCGAACCAGACTGCTAACCCGTGGGCATTATGTGTACGCCCTTGGCTATTACGATGGTCGACAAGGTAACCCGTACGACCAACACTTTAAAGACGAATGCCTCAAAGAACTTTATATGCTTGGCTTTAATTCCGGCTGCGTAGATCGCAGAGAAAGAGACAACAATGCGTAATGATGTACCCCATGCAGTAATCGATACCGCAGAGATTATTATCGTTCTGCTTCTTGTACTGGCCTACTTCAAGTTCGTTGTATAACAAGGGAACTGGTCAGGCTTTCCCCGCACCCACTCCCCGCACCGAGGGAATTCCCTTGGTCGGGGTTTAAAACTTCCGCAGTTGATCCTGCGTTAAGGCATAGCCCACGCCATGCCCCAGATCGGTCTTGTTGGCATCCTGAAACAACATATCCTTAGATGCCCAACCGACAACATCCCCACCAAAATCATCCACAATCACCAGAACGTAGACATCGCACGGGTCTTGCGCTTTCTTGAGCGTAGCCAATAACCTGCCGTTCTTATGCCGTGTCGATTTAACGTCAACTGTTAAACCCTTGTGCGTTATCAGATCCGCACCGCCATTACGCACCGAAACTGTAAGGTCTGGGCATAGATTCAATTCCTTGGCGGCGCAGTACTCTGCCACCATTCCATCAATATCAATCGCCCATGTATCGTTCTTGCCGACCTGCTGATCGACAACCTTATCCATTGCCTCTGACCGGCGCATCACTCCCAACATCCGGCAGATATGCATCTCAGCATCCGTTAACCTAATTAAGCCCATTTTTATGCCCCTGTGAAGCACAGGAACGCTCTAGGAGCGATTTTCCTGTGCAGTTGATACCCTTACCTACCCAACCTATTTCCAATCGCCCGTATCGCCTCGATTGCCTTTCTTAAACTGCTCTCTGGCGGCTTCTCGAAGTCGAGCGGCGGCGTGTTGTCCTCTTTTTTGCTCGACCAGAGCGACATAAACTTCGAGACGCTTTCTACCGCCTTTTGTAAACTTTCGTAGAACGTCACGCACTTCGCATCGAAAGCGATGATCTTCCTGCGTATCCAGAACAGTTGATCCCGTTTCATCTTCAGATATTCCATCATCATCAAAAATCGCTAACTGGCTCAAAATAAGACCCCGTGACCTTGTCGTAACCCAATGTGGTTTCACCCTGCGTACCGATCCACCGGTAACGGCATTTCCAGATGGCTATCTGCACAGAATTCTCTGGTGTTCGATGTACTGTCACGCCACAATCTGCCTTTGCCCACCATGCCATTGAGCCGGAGATCGACATCCCGTCAGGACGGGGCAAATCCGTACCGGTTCGGCTGACTTTTGCAGGGTGAGCGATAAACCAGACATGAACCCCGTAAGACTTAGCGAATGCCTGTACCTTGGTCAGAATCTGGCTGATGAAGTCCGTCTCAGATCCGTTGTGCTTATTGTCGATGTAGTTGTACGGGTCGATGACCAGACCCCGAATACCCATCTGCGCCACAGCGGCTTTAGCCCGATCCAGAACCGAGTCGATGGTGGCTGACTCAATGGTCTCGGAATCCATGATGATGAAGTGATCATTGACCCATTCGAATGCTTCGTCCCGCTCCTGCTCCGTCATGCGGTGCGTGCCATCTAAGAATCGTTTGTTCTGGTACAGCTCCATGAACCGGCTGATGTGCGTGGGTGGTTGGTTTTCGAATGAGCAGACTGCGAACTTCCAATCACTGCGCTTTGCCAGATTGACCATCAACTGGTCGATAAAGTTTGATTTACCGCAGGACGGGTAACCCGTGACGATTGAAAGCTGACCCTCTGCGATGGTGTAAATCTCATCGATGTTTGAATAACCTGTCGACTCACCTTTACCCGTGCCGTTTTCCCACAGGTCGTAAAGCTTTTCTTTGAACTTGCTCACGCTCGACAGGCCGACAACAGGGAACGGCTCTGCCTTTTCAATCATCTTTTCAACGGCCTCTTTGCCCTCGGCAAGGAACAGTTCGTTGATGTCTTTGTAATTCGACTTGGCAATGCGGCAACGCTCTTTGCCAATGCGGCGGGATAACTCTTCAGCCAAGGCGTGGCCTGCAGGATCGTTGTCCGTGGCGATAACGATATAGGGTGACTTTTGCAGGACATCATTCGCATCCCAGACAAAGGCAAACTTCCGGTCTTCGGATGCATCAATCTTGCCATCCTTAACCGACATCGGCGCACCACTGGGTACAGAGACCACGTTCTCAATGCCGCATTCCATTGCGGTCAGGGCATCCATCTCGCCTTCGACAATGATGATTGGCTTGGTCGGATCAACCTTATCGATACCGAAGAACGTCTGCGCCCCGCCGGTATCCTGCGTGAAGTCTTTGCTTTCAATGCTGCGGTATTTGGCAGCGGTCATCTTGCCGTCTTTGTAATACGGGAAGCCAATGGCTTCGCCCTTCTTGTTCAGCTTCTGAAACCATCTCTCTGCGGCAAACAGCTTCATGCTGTCGGCTGTCTCCTGCGATATGCCACGGGTCTTGAGGAATGCGTAATGCTCTGGCTGCAGGGCATGGAAGTCTACTGGTTTTACTTGGACAGCCGATGGAAAATTAATCACTTTGAACTCCGTATTGTTCTTATCTTTGATAAAGCCTTCTGCGTTGCAGTGATGGCAGTAATACCGCCACCCATCATTAGTTCGGGTGACAGTCATGTCTTTCTGGTTGTGTTTGCGCCTGTCTTCCGAGCATTCTGGACAGACAATGCGTCTTGTCGTATCGATATACGACACAGCCTCTGCTGTTAACACGGTTAAGCCTCCGGTTATTTAGATTTTGGTTTGTTTGTTTTTACTGTGTGATCCGCGTTGCGCGAGAACGACCGATTCGCGCTTGGCTTCTTAAGCTTTAGATTCTTTGCTGCATTAGTCCCGCCTTTTGATAGCGGCTTAACGTGATCAATGTCTTTTCCTGTCCGGTCAACCCCCTTCTTGTCCATGTCATACCTTGCTCGTTCACGCGCCGCTCGGGCAGGCTTTTCATTGCGCTCCTGCTGTTGCTTCCATTCTTTTTTGTATGGCCGTGGCTTGTTAACGAAAGGCATGTTTATCTCCTGATCAAGGCTTAAATTTACGCCTGATAAGATCCTGTGGCAATGTGTTCGCAGGAAATTTTGAGTGTCCCCTGCGAACGTTCTTTTATAACCTCTTGATGGCTATCTGATGACCGATGACAGCGATGTTGCATCGTTCGCTAAAGATGTTTACGAACGTATCTATCGACACCTTCGGGCGGTGCAGGATATGCGGCATGTCGATCCACAGGTAGTCATCAAACAGCATGATGCCACCCTGTTTAAGCATGCCGAATGCCATACAGGCATCGGTCAGAACGTCCGGTGCTGAGTGACTGCCATCGATGTAGATGAAGTCGAACTGCCGGTATGATGCAGCCAGCACAGCCAGACCTCGATACGATGTATCTTGAATGGCTCGGACAAGCTGACCTTGTTTCTTTGCTTCCTGCGTGTTGTCTTCGAATCGTCTGCGAACAGGAACGAAATCAACCCCGTGCTTCTCATGCTCTTCGCCACCTTCGAATGTGTCGATACATGTAATACGCCCGTCTTCTGCCAGACCATTCTGTAGCAGCCAACAGGTTGACTTACCTTCGAAGCTGCCGACTTCAAGGAATTCCTTGTTGTCTGGTATCAGCGTCATGCAATGTTCAAAGGTGGGAATGTTGTGACTGAACCAGTCTTGTGTGAAGTTCACTTCATTCTCCTCTTGCCCAAACATATCCGCACACGGCGCCATAAGTGACGCCAAACAAAACCATGTCTAACAAATCTGGTATCACTTCATGCTCCTTATGGCTGCGGCGCATTGCTCGTTTGCACCCTTTGCGTCCCATATCAAGTGCAGTTCCTCGCATACCTTCGCTGCCTTCTCTTTCGTTGCCTCTATTGCGGCTTCAACGGATGGTGGGGTGTTCTTTGACTTGAACTTGGCGATGATTGCATCTGCAAATACAGAGTCGTTTACAACATTTGACGCTGCTAACTCGCACATAACTTCCATTAGTTCATCATCCGTCAAATCAACCCACTTACCTTGCGGCTGCGCTAATGCGGAACGTAGGGCAGTGGCGGCTTTCTCACATTCTTTTGTCATTGATGGCGACCATACTGTGCTTGCTGTGTATGTCGTAGCTTCTTCCAAAGCCTCCAACGCCATCTG